GGGGCGGCGAGCTCGTGGTGCTTCAGAGTTTTTCGTTTCGGCTCCGTAACTAAATACGTGTACGGGGATATTCACCCATATGGGTGAACGACTTCCGCAGGGGTAAACGCGGGAATCTTGCACGCCCAGCCCCGTTTCCCGGAGTTTCGGAGAAATCACCCCCCAAAATCCTCGCAAAATGTGGAAAACAACAAATACCCCTGATACCCCAGCGATACCCCACGATTTTGGGCTGGGGTTTCAAAATTCACTAATGATTTCAATGCTTGATACCCCGATACCCCATAAATGGCAAAATTTGACTATCTTCTAGAATCCGAAACAGAGGTGCATTTTAAGCGAAATGGAACTTGAAAATGGCCGGGAGCCCTAATTGGAAAATTAAGCCGGTTTGGGGTATCAGGGTATCAGTGATTGATTTTACAGGCTTTTTTCAGAGGGTGTATGGGGTATCACTTGGGGTATCACCCGGCACGAAAAAGCCCGGCACGCGGCCGGGCTACTGGTGTGGGTAAATGTTACGGGTGTGGGTATCAATCGTCACTAAAAACATTTTGTTCGAATTTGAAGGCCCGGTTTTTCATAGCGTCCGTCATTTCGAATTCCTGCATATCACTCCAGCTACCGAGATCACCCGTAAAGCAAATTCCCGATTCGCAGCAATTTCCTCCGTCTTTCCAAGCGAGATAGGTGATGTTTCCGACAACCTCGTTTGCTAAAATCCAGTCGGTACGGACGAACTGTAGATCGCCGCTTTTGGTTTTGGCTATGATCCATTTCATTTGTCGTCTCCTATATCAGGTCTTCGTCATCTTCCATGAACTCGTAACCACGAATGACGGCACCTCCCGGCGCGTCGGTGCGCTCCCACCATATGCCGGTGATCCCGCCATCTCGTTGTTTACCGAACCGGGTTTTCTTATGATCTCGGTCACCGACTTTCACCCAACCATTCTTCGGCAAGATTTCGAGAACGTGCTGGATCGCCGCATCGGTTTGTTGATTGAAAGTCGTCTTGTCGAGCCCGAAGCAATGCAGGCGCAAGTCTTTCTCTCGGAAGCATGTTCGGCGCACGAGCCTTTTGCCGGGGCCTTCCTCAAATTTCTCGTCCATACGATCCGCGATGCCCATCTCTTCCATGAGCGTCTTCAGGGGCAACGGTTGCTCGGCCCAATCCAACGCTTCGCGAACAAGCCGCTCGACGTGAGACTCGAGCCGGGCCGTCTGTTGCCGGGCGAGCGCCTCGGCCTTGGCCTCATCGCTCTTCAGCTCCAGTGTCAAATCACCCATCGGCTCCGCTTCGCGCGCGGCGCGCCATGCTACCATCGCCTCGGCCCAGATTTGGTTGACGTTGGCCGTGAGCTTGTTGGTGTCGATCTTCGGCACGAGCACCTTGAGCATGAGGTAGGTGCGGTTGCCGGTGTCGTCTTTCAGAACCTTGGATTGGTTCGTTGTGCCCCATAGAGAGAAGCGCCGGGGCAACTCGGTGACGTGCCGGCCATAGGCCATGCGCCAGTCGTCCTTCCGCTTGCGGGTGAACGATTTGAGGTGGTTGGCGTCGGTCTTTGTGAAGCCCGCCAGCTCGGGCATTTCGATGATCCAGTAGCCGGCGACTTGCTCGGCGATGCGGCCGAAGTCGTCAAGCCGCGCGTGCAGCTCACCGAACCACTTCGGATCGGGCGAGAGGTTATGGACGAACGTGGATTTCCGGCAACCCTGCGGGCCTTCGATGATCATCATGTTATCCCATTTGTGGCCGGGATTGAACGCGCGATCTATCGAGGCGATGAGCGCCAGCATGGCGACTTCGCGAACGTAGGGAGAGTCGGGCTCCCCGAAATAGTCTACGAACAACGTAGGGGCTCGCGCCTCCCCGTCATGTGAGCCCTCCAAGCTCAACAAGTGCTCTGTGACGGGGTTGAAATTATTGCCTCTTGCGACGGCGGCCAGTGCCATTTCTACGTCGGAAATGCCCACTCGCATGCCGAATCCGGCGATATCGTCGGAATGCTGCGCTTCGAGCACAAGATGCAGGATGCCCGACATGTGGTCCTGCCAGCGGTCGCCATTGAACCTATCGGCGCAGCGCAGCTTGGGCAAGCCCGGAATGCCCGGATCGATGTCGTCTAGGAGGACGATGTTCTGATTCAGCTCGTTGAACGCGATCTTGCCCCAGAATCGCTTATCGTTGCGCAAGATCGTCTGGATGTTGGTCACCGTCGGCTTGATCTCGCCGTTGTCGGTGTAATCGATCAGCCGGGTTAGCCACCGAGACGACGGCTTGTCGAACGTCCGCGCTTTGCGGGCCTTGGATGATGAAGCTTTTTGCCGGGGGCCGGAGCCCACAAGGTCTTCGAATGGATCGTAGTCGTCCGGTTGGCCTTCTTCAGGTTCGATGCCTTCAAAAGCGGATTTCCAGCCGTCGTCGGTAGCGTCGCCATCGCTGTCACCATCTGGTGAGCTACTTTCTCCGTCATCATCTCCACGATCTCGCGGCCCATTTGCCGAAGACGTTCGTTCATGGCTTCGAGAGCGCGTATCGTGGCGCGTTCCTGATCCTCGATTATCTCGACGGCTCGAAGGAGTCTCGCCGTCTGTTTCAGGCTCAGATTCTCCCTCTCCGCCATCCTCAGAACCATCGCCATCCGATTCATCTGCCTCAACCTCTTCAGAGAAACGCTCGTGGATTGCTGAAAACTTACGCGCCACTTGCTCATCGCGATAGCCCGGATCGCGCTTGACGAAATCCATCATCGCTTTCCAGCTCGGCCGGTCGCGCATGTGCTCGTAATCGTCGCCCTTGGTGTCGAGATCGCCGAACTTGTGGATGCGAACCAAATCCCAAAGGTTCACGAGCTGATCGCAAACCGGATCGGTGCCATGGTGCGAATAGAGGAATTTGCCTTCGTAGATGACCGCGCCGTTGGAGCTGGTTGCGCCGGCATAGGTGTAGCGGCCGTCCGTGTCGCCGGGCGTGTAGACGCCCTCTAGGAAGTGCTCCATGCCCACCTCGATATCGGGGTAGGCGCGGCACAAGTCACCGACGGGGCCTTGCTTCTCAAGAGGGTCTTCGGCCTTGTCGGCCCGGCGGCGGTACTTCTCTTCGTCGGGATGTCGGGGCAGGCATGCGTGATCGCGCCAGTCGCCATAGCGGCGGTCTATCTCGGCAAGCATGTCGTCGGCGTCGATCACCTCATGCGAGTCGTCCGACTGGAGGTGGAAGAAGTAGTGCTTGGCGTCGTCCACCGAGCACGTCGGCCGGAACATCATCTGCGCCGGCCGGTAACTCACCGGATCGACGGTTTTCATGTCTTCGTCAATGAGCTTGCCGAGATGACGGACGATAGCCGTGTACTCGTCAGTCGTCACCTCGCGCGAGAGCGGGAAGAAGCCGCGCACGCGGGGGCTCTTGGGGGTATGCCGCCGGGACGAATGCCAAAGGCCGACATACATGTTGACGCCGATCAACCCCAGCTCGATCAGCTCAAGGATGTGATCCGGCGCATAGTCGATATCGATGGTGACCAAGTTGCGCGGAAGCAAGTTGCGCTTGTTGCGCCATTTGCCTTCGAACTGCGCACCGGACACCCACCCGTTGATCTTTTTGAGATCGTCCTGTTGCTCTTTCGACATCTTGTCGAAAGCTTTGCGCTTCTCAGGCGTGACAAACGGCTTTTCGAACTGTTTATAGAACTTCGGCCAGTGAGCCGACATGTTCTTAGTCTTGGCGAGATTTTTACCCGAGCCTTCAGACCACCTTACGGTTATCAGGTTATGCTTATGTGATGGCATTCTTACCCCCGAGCGCCAATTCGAGCATCAGGAGACGCAAGGTATCCTTGGGGATGACGACGTGGAGCCCGGATCGCCAGTGGGAGACGGTGCTGGTGGCGCGGCCGAAATAATGGGCAATATCCGCCACGGTGAGCCCGTGTTCGGACATCAGCAAGAGAAGGGTTTCTGTACGCCAAACGGCATCATTCCAGCGGTTGTCCCGCCGGTCCACAACATACGCCATGTCCGAATCCTGTCAGGAAGCCTTGTAAGCAAGAGACTACGAGAAGTTGGTAGCTCTCACAAGGAAATCACATGTAAATGAAGCGGCCAAAATCCGCAAGAGAGACTTCGCCGGGGTTCAAGTCCACGATCTGCGCCGCCCGGCGCGGGGGGATATGGTTGGATTTGCACCACTTTTGGACGCCCCACGCCGACATCCCGAGCAGGCTTGCGAGGATCGCGATACTTTTGTACGAGCCTTTTTCATCGGGGAGATAGACCCACCGGCCGGCCGAATTCTGTTGCCGGCTATGCGGGGGGCACGCTCGGATGAGCAAGTCATGCAGCGTTTCCGTTGGGTTCATTCCGGGGCTCCTGATATCGAGATTGCATATAAACTGCCAACTAATTGTTGACAAGTCCCTTTGCGCAGGCCTATACGGAAAATGGTCAATTGACCCCGGCTCACCGTGATCATAAGGAGAACATATGCCAATCGAAGCTGAAATGAGGGCGCTGACTGAAGCGCTCAACAAGCATACCACCGCCCTCGAATCATTCGTGAAGGCGAGCGGCAAGGCCGGCGGTGCGGCATCTGGCGACGCCGGGACCAAGCCGGCCGGAACCAAACCCGGCGGGACCAAGCCGGCCGGCCCGAAGAAGATCAAGCTTGAGGACGTGCAGAAGAAGTTCGGCGAGTACCTCAAGGTCACCGACAAGGACGAACGCGATGAGCGCGTTGCCATCGTGAAGAAGATCAACGGCCATTTCGACGTGCCGAAGATGACCGAAGCTGATCCGAGCATCTGGCCCGACGCCTTCGCGATTCTGGATCGCGTCATTGAGGGCGAGGATGTTGACGACGTGCTGGCCGAGTTCGGTGGCGATGGCGGTGGCGACGACGGCGATTCCGTAGTCTAATCCGGGGCAGGCGGTGACCGAGCAAATCCAAGAGCATTCAACTCGGTCGCCGTCTGGCGCGCATGGCTGGCGGCGATGCCCCGGCAAGATCAACGCCGAGCGCGGTCTACCCGACCGCGTTGGGCGCGAGGCCGCCGAAGGAACGGTGTTTCACGAGGCTGCGGAAATCTGCCTGATTACGGGGATTGATCCGCAGATGCTCCCGCAAGGTGAAACCCGGATTGTGTCGGGGCATACCGTCTCTTTTAATCAAGAGATGGTAGACAATATGATCGGCGGCCTCGATCTTCTCGAATCGCTCATGGAGCCGGGATGTATTGTCCGGATCGAAGAGCAAGTAAGGATCGAGCCCTATACCTTGGAACTCGGCGGCTTCGGCACGTCGGACGTGATTATCATCTACCCGGATCGCCGGGAGATCATAGTTTTCGATTGGAAATACGGCAAAATCTCCGTCTCTCCTGTCGAAAACGACCAAGAAATTCTTTATGCCCTCGGTGTCTGGGAGACGGTGGCCGGCGAGATATTTAACTGGAATCCGGTTGATATCACGGTCAAGCTCATCATCTGGCAACCGCGCGTGCCCGGCGGCGGGGGTGAGTGGGAAACCACCATGGAATGGCTCTTGGCCGAGGGCGACAATATCCGGATCGATGCGGCCGCGACCTATGATCCCGACGCGCCGCGCATCCCCGGCGAGAAGCAATGCCGGTACTGCAAGTTCCAGCCTCAATGCGTGGAATATGCGGCGTACAATTTGCGCATGATCGGCCTGAAATTCGAGGATATCGATGAGGGAATCGAGCTGGATGTTACGCCGAACCTCCCGACCGACTTCGAGACGTGGACACCCGAGCGCCGGTCCTATGTGTGGCTGCATCGCAAGGCCATCACGCGGTGGCTGAAGATGCTCGGCGATGAGATCATGTTCGACTACCAGAAGGGCCGGCCCACACCCATGATCAAGGCGGTGCCCGGCAATCGCGGTCATCGCAAATGGCGGGACGAATACAAGCGTCAAGTCGAAACCTATCTGGATACGAACGTGGACCCTGACAAAGCTTGGGTTCCGATCACGCCGGCCGCGCTGCAAGAGCTGATCGGGAAGAAGCGGTATGAGGAAGATGTTGCCGTTTACGTGTCGCAATCCGAGGCAAAACCGATGTTGGTGCCGATCACCGACGGCCGCAAGGCAATTCCTTCGAACATGGTGCATTTCGAGGGTATCGAGGCAGATGAGGAAGATGGAGAAGAATGATGGCTGAAACCCCCGTGGGAGAAGTCCTATTGACCAACGTGCGGCTGTCGTTCGCGCACTTGGATGAGCCGAAAGAGCAGAAGAGCGACAAAGGCGAAACGACGCTCAAGTATCAGGCCAACGGTCTGATTTCCAAGACGACCGCCGAGGGCAAGCGAAATCTTGCCAAGCTCAAAAAGGCGTCGGAACAAGTGAAGGAAAAGAAATGGGGCAACAAACAGCCCCGGCTCAAGGCGAACCAAGTTTGTGTTCGCGATGGCGATGAAGAAGATTACGAGGGCTATGCCGGGCATTACTACATCTCGGCGTCCAACAAGAAACAGCCCCAGCTCATCACCAAGTTCAAGGATGGCAAGGGCGAGTGGTTGCCTGCCAAAAAGGGCAAGCTCTATTCGGGCTGCGTCGTCAACATGCTCGTTCGCTTGTGGGCACAAGACAGCACCGAGTACGGTAAGAGGCTCAACGCCTCGGTAGAAGCCGTCCAGTTCGTCAAGGATGGTCCCGCATTCGGCGGTGGCGGACCTGTCGATACGCGCGAGAAATTCGCCGAGATCGAGGCCGACGAAGGCGACGACATGTACGATCCGGACGGCGAATACACGGATGATGAAGAGATCGACTCGCTGGTCTAATCCGTGTCGGGGCCGCTCCATGGCGGGCGGCCCCATTGCCCGAGGCTCGAATGTCCGACAATCTCATCCGATGGTATATGGAGCGGCTGGCCGTCGGCGCAGAGCGATGGGGCTTGCCGCGCTCGGTGGTCGAGGCCGCCGCGCGCGCGGCAAACAAGGCCATCCGCGATCTCGGCGGGTTCTACCGCCTGCATCACGATTTTGAAACCTACTGCGATGTTTCGGTGATGGACGTGGGCTCGGATGTCTACGCCCGTCACCCAAGCACCGAAGTTCTCATGTGTGCCTACGCCTGCGACGATGAGGACATCTTGCAATGGCTTCCGGCCGAGGGCGAGCCGATGCCGGCCGATCTCCGCGAGATGATGGAAGACCCCAAGGCCGTCAAGTTCGCGTGGAACAAGCCCTTCGAGTGGGCCATCTGGCGGCACGTTCTGCGGCTCTATGTGCCGCATGAGCAATGGCGCGACCCGATGGTGATGGCGTTCACATGCTCCCTCCCCGGCTCGCTGGAGAAGGCCGGCAAGGTTGTCGAGCTTCCGGAAGACCAAGCGAAAATGAAGCGCGGCAAGGCGCTCATCCGCAAGTTCTGCATGCCGAGGAAGCCGACCAAGACGAACAAATCGACACGGTGGATGCCATGGGATGCGCCGGCCGACTGGAACGAATTCAAGCTCTATAATCGGACGGACGTGGCCGCCGAGCGCGGCATTTACAAGCGCCTGAAGCCTTATGATCTCCCGCCGCGCGAGTGGGAGGCATGGTTCCTCGATCAGGAAATCAATGAGGCCGGCATCCCTATCAACATGGCCATGGTCCGCAATGCGATCACGATCTACACCGATTTGGTGGATGAGACGCTGGAAGAGCTGGGATATCTCACGGGGCTTGACAATCCGAACTCGACGCCGCAGCTCCTGAAGTGGCTCAAGGCGCGCGGCTATCCGTTCGATGATCTCAAGGCCGGTCATGTGCGTCGCGGCGAGGAACGGGCGGCCGAGCAGCTCAAGGAATGGAACGTTGATGCCAATGAGGAAGAGTCCATTGTCGAAGCGGTGCTGGATTCCGCACGCGCCGGGCAAGCCTATAGTTGGAACGCCGAGTGGGAAGAAATCGCGGTCATTCGCCGGGTGCTATGGCTGCGGATTCGTGCGGCCAAGGCGAGCCCTAAAAAATACTTCGCCCTCGTGGATTACAGTGATGCGAGCGACCCGCAGAACGTCGTCATCCGCAACGCATTTCAGTTCGCCGGGGCGGGCAGGACGTGGCGTTGGGCGGGCCGCTCCTTCCAAGCGCAGAACCTACCTCGGCCGGCCACCAAACACATAGAAAAGAACATCGCGCTCGCGGCCGAGCACATTGCCAAGCTCTACGCGCCGGCCTTGAAGCTCCTATGGCCCGATGCCATGGATGTCCTCACGTCCTGCATCCGCCCGTGCGCGCAGGCTCCAGACGGCTTTGTGTTTATCGACGCCGACTTGAATGCCATCGAAAACCGCGTGCTCGGCTGGATCGCCAAATGCCGCAAAATCCTTCGAGTCTTCGAACTCAACCGCGACCCCTACATTGACTTCGCCACCCATCTCTTCGGCGGCACATACGATGAGCGACTTGCCGAGTACAAGGCAGGCGACGGCACAAAGCGCACGATCTCAAAGCCGGGCGTGCTCGGCTGCGGCTACATGCTCGGCGCGGGCGAGGAAAAGTACAATCCGAAGACGGCCGAGATGGAGGCCACCGGGCTTCTCGGCTACGCATGGAACATGGGGATTAAGGAATTCACGGCCGATCAGTCGAAGCTCTCGGTTGACACGTTCCGCCGCGAATTCGATGAGGTGAAAGACTTCTGGTACGACATCGAACGGGCCATGCGGAAGTGCATTCGCACCGGCCAGCCTACCCGCCACCATATGATCCGGTTCGATATCAAGGGGCCGTTTTGCCGCATGATCCTGCCCTCGGGCCGGGCGCTCCACTATTGCCGGCCGCGCCTCGAAATGCGCAAGACGCCGTGGGGCGAGAAGCGCGAGCAAATCACCTACGAGGGCCTCAACGATAAGAAGCAATGGTTTCGCCAAGCCACCCACCCCGGCAAGATCACCGAGAACGCCGACCAAGCGATTAGCCGCGATCTCATCGCCCACGGCATGATGATCGCCAAGCGCGAGTATGACATCGACGTGCGGATTCACGTCCACGATCAGATCGTGGGCCTTTGCCCGGAGGACGAAGCGGAAGAGAAGCTGGCGCAGCTTCAAGAGGCGATGAGCCGGCGGCCGTCGTGGGCTCCCGATCTCCCGCTCGCATCGGCCGGGTTCATCTCCAAAATCTTTGTGAAGGATTGAGTAATGCTTTCCGCTTCGCACATTCGGACAATGATGTTTATCGCCGAGAACACATATCGCCGAGAAACCGTAAGTATATATAGGATTCTCGACTCCGAGCGTAATGATACGTTCGGATTTATTCGAGGCAGTTTCATCAAATACGGCTATAAGACTATCCCGGATTGCATAGCAGCGTTTCGGGAAGCGGTAGATTTCATGCGCGTGTTTAAGGACGACGCGGAAAAGAAAGTCGAAACAGAACTGGAGGATGATTTCGATGTCAGTAGCATCATTTAAGAACATGCAATGGAAGCACGTCAAAAGCAAACATATCTACCAGATCACCGGGTTCCCGTTGCGAGAAAAAGACCTAGTGCCGCAAGTGTCCTATCGCCGCGTGGACGGCACGGGGCCGGAATTCACCCGAACGTGCGAAGAGTTTTTCGACGGCCGATATACGACCTATTGGGATTTCGGTGAGGCCGCCGAAAAGCCGGATGATGAGCCGATTGCCTTGGATTTCAACAAACGGTCACTCGTGCCGGGCGACGTGGTGCGACTCTATGTCGAAAAGGTGAGCGGGGATGATCGGGCCAATTGGGGAACGGAATGTGATCGCGTTGTTAAAACGGTACTTGGGAAAGACCGAGTTTCATTGGTTCCCTTGGTCAAAGGCTATGATGTCTGGATGACATCCGCGCTTATGTATGTTCGGAAGGCCACCCCCGCAGAACAACGTGCCGGGCGTGCCGAAAGGCACGGCCCATGATCGAAGCGAACGTGGAAAAGCCGCTCTCCAAATGGGCGGAAGCGCAGGGATGGTTCGTCCGCAAGCTCAAATGGATCGCCGTTGTCGGCGCGCCAGACCGGCTATTCATCAAGAAAGGCCGGGTGGTTTTCATTGAGTTCAAGCGACCGTCGGCGACGACCGGCCCGGCGAAAGACACCCGAACGACAATGCAGAAGAGAGAAGCCGACAAGCTCATCCAAGCCGGCGCGGAATATCACCTCGTGAATGATCTCGATCACGGATGCGAGATATTGGGAATCAAAAACCTTGCCTCAACTTCACATACCGCCCGCACTTCGCGACGCGCCAAGATACTGTGATTGGCTCTACGGCGAGCATTGGCGACGGCCGAAAATCCTATGCGGCGTCGAAGAGAACGATTTGATCTATGGCCGGCCGCCGAAGGTGCTCGCCTATAAGGATTTCCGTAACTATCAACGCTGGATGGCCGAGAAGATGATCCGGCTTCCGGCCGTCTATATCGCGGCCGAAATGGGCCTCGGCAAGACGGCCGCCAGTCTCTACGCCGCATTCAAGCTCATCCTGTCGGGCGCGGTGCGCAAGGTGCTGATCGTGGCCCCGCTCAACGTCGCCGAGAACACATGGCCGGATGAGATCGCCAAGTGGACCTTTGCTCGCGGCCTCGAATACACGGTTATCACGGGCGACGAAGACGAAAGGATCGCGGCCGTCAAGCGCGGCGGCCACCTCCATATCATCAACCGGGAGAACCTTGTGTGGCTCAAAGAGCACCTCGGCACGCGCGCCTTCGATTATGACATGTTGATCTATGACGAAGCGCGCCGGCTCTCGGGCGGTTCGAAACGCACCAAGCCCACCGAGCGCAAAGACGGTACTATCGGAATCAAGCGAACGTCTGAATTCGGCGTGCTCGCGAAGATGCGGTATAAGTTCAAACACGTCGTGCTGTTGTCTGGCACGCCGACGCCCGAGGGCCTCGAAGACCTATGGGGGCCGATGTTTATCATAGACAAGGGCCACCGCCTCGGCACGTCGAAAACCGCCTTCCTCAAGCGGTGGTTCTCCTATGACCAATACCGCTACAAGTGGGAGGCGCATAGTCATTCCGAGCGCCAGATCATGCGCCTCATCAAGCCGGTTTTCTTCAGTCTGAAGGAAGCCGACTACCTCGATCTACCCCCGCTCATCGTCCGCGATCACATGGTGCGCCTGCCCCCGCGCGCGGCCGAGCAATACGAACGGTTCGCCTCCGAAATGGCGTTGGAGGAATTCGATCTCGAAGCAGCCAATGGCGGCGTGCTGATCAACAAGCTTCTCCAGATGGCCAACGGCTCGGTCTACCTCACCGATCAAACGGCGCGCCGCATCCATGATGAGAAGCTCGATGCGCTCGAAAACATCATGGAAGAGAGCAAGGGCCAGTCGGTTCTCGTGGCCTATTCCTTCGAGTTTGACCGCGAGGCCATCAAGAAACGGTTCCCCTACGTCCGCATCTTCGGCGATAGTCGCAACGATCTCCGGGACTGGAATGCCGGCAAAATCCGGATGCTCTTGACTCATCCGGCATCGGCTGGCCACGGTATGAATTTCCAGTATGGCGGCCATATCGGCGTCTGGTACGGCCTCAACTGGAGCCTTGAACTCTACCTCCAATTCCGCAAGCGGTTGCACCGCTCGGGGCAGGAGGCGGCGGCTGTCGTGCTGCATCGCATCCTTGCCAAGTACACGGCAGACGAAATCGTGGCCAAGGCCCTTGAAACGAAGGGAGCCCGGCAAGACCGGATCACCGACGCCGTTCGCGTCTCACTGGCCAAGCGTTATGAGTATGAAAGGATGGCGGCATGACCCGCACGCAACGAAGACAGGAAACCGCGAGCGCCACGCTGGCCCGGCTGGCGGAAGCCAATCGCAAGAATGTCGGCATCGCCACCGGGCGGGGAAATGCAGAAGGCATCCACGAAGGCCCGGCCACCATGGATATCGACGCCGTAATGAAAGGCGTCACCGTCGGATGGTTGGCGCAGGCGTTCGGCATGAATTTCATGACCGTTAAGAACAAGCTCCGGGACTGCCCGCCGCTCCGGAAATATAAGAATGGATTCCTCTATGACATCCGGATCGCGTGCTCGTATCTGATCAAGCCCCGGTTCGATATCGAGAATTTCATCAAGAATGCCAATGTCAACGATCTACCGCCGAAGCTCACCCGTGAATATTGGGGCGCGAAGACGGCGCGGCTCCAGTACGAGGAAGAAGCCGGCCACCTATGGCGGGACGAAGCCGTTTTGACGCTCTACGGCGAGTTGTTCGCGATGGTGAAATCCGAGCACCAACAATGGGCCGCCACGCTGGAAAAGACCGTCGGATTGACCGACAAGCAACACCTGATTTTACAGGAAATGGTAGATCAGCTAGAAACGAAGCTCCACAAGCAAGTGCTGGCGACGCTCGGCCGGAAGAAGCATAAATCGGTGCTTCAGGAAGACTACGACCGGGAAGCGGCCGAGCGCGACGCCCAAATCAAGACCGTTGAGGAAGACGAAGAAGATATGGAGTTGCTCGTTGAGAGTCTTGTTTGACCATCTGGAGGACATGCTTGTTGTCGCGGCCGAGGGTGTTCGCCCGGCCGAGCGCCTCACCGTATCGGAAGCTGCGACCAAATATCGGAAGCTGAAAAACCTCGGCGGGTATCAAGGCGATTGGAACAACGATATCACCCCATATCTCGTGGAGCCGATGAACGAGCTGACAAACCAGCTACTTTCGACGGTTACCTTTGTCGGGCCGGCGCAATGCGGCAAGACGGATATGTTCCTCAACTTCCTCACCTATCGCGTCGTCTGCGATCCGGCCGACGTGATGCTTGTGCAGACGGCGCAGGCCACGGCGCGCGACTTCTCAATCAGCCGCGTGGATCGGCTCCACCGGCAAAGCCCCGACGTGGCCAATCGCCTTCTGGCGAGCCGGGACGCCGACAACGTGTACGACAAGCGTTACCGCTCCGGCATGATGCTCCGCATGACATGGCCGTCAATCAATGAGCTTTCGGGCCGCCCGGTGCCCTTCATTTGGGAAACCGACTACGACCGCATGAACCAAGACGTGGACGCGGAAGGCACACCCTATTCGCTCGGCGTCGCGCGCACGACAACGTTCGGCCGCTACGGCAAGGTAGTGGTGGAATCCTCACCCGGCTTTCCGGTGACCGACCCCCAATGGATCAGGAAGACCCGTCACGAGGCCCCGCCTTGCGAAGGCATCCTGTCGATCTACAACGCGGGCGACCGTCGGCGCTGGTACTGGAAATGCGTCAATCCGAATTGCCGGCAAGCCTTCGAGCCTCATCGGACGCTCTTGACGTGGCCGAACTCGGAAGACCCGATAGAGGCCGGCGAGCAAGCGTATCTCTCGTGCCCGCATTGCTCCCATAAATATCACGAGGTGGAAACCCAAGACGCTCCCGGCAAGCGCGTCATGAACCAGCTATTCGAGAAGGGCGGGCACTCGCGCTGGATCAAGGATGGCCAAGTCTGGATGCCGAACGATCAGATAGGCGGCACGGCGGCGCGCTCGAATAACGGGAGCTTCTGGTTGATGGGCGTCGCCGCCACCTTCAGCTCGTGGTCCGATCTCGTGCAAGGGCTGATCAACGGCGAGAAGGAATACGCCGAGACGGGATCGGAAAACACCCTCAAGACCGTCATCAACACCAAGCACGGCGAGCCCTACATCCACAAGGCGCTGTCCATGGCGCGCCTGCCCGAAGTGTTGAAAAACCGGGCGCAGGACTATGGCCACAAGGTTGTGCCGCCCGGTGTCCGCTTCCTTGTCGCCACAATCGACGTGCAAAAGCATCGCTTCGAGGTGCAAGTTCACGGGATCGGAACGGACGACATTTGGGTCATCGATCGCTTCCAGATCAAATATTCGAAGCGCGAGCAGCCCGACTACCCCGGCCAGTTCTCCTATGTGCATGCCGGCGCGTATCCCGAGGACTGGCGTTTGCTCGTTACCCAAGTGATGATGAAAAGCTACCCGCTCTTCAGCGACCCCGACAAGCATATGTCCATCTGGCAAACGTTCTGCGATTCGGGCGGCTCCGAAGGCACGACCGCCAACGCATACGAGTTCGTCCGGTGGCTCCGTCGCGGCTACAACGCCGATGAATCCGGGAATATCGAGAACGATGAGATGCAGGAAAAGTACCCGTGGTTCCCGCATCTTCTCGCGCGCTTCCACCTCCTAAAGGGTGACCCGCTCCCTAGTGCGCCGCGCATCCGGCAAGGCTTCCCCGATTCCGAGCGCAAGGATCGTCACGCGGGCGCGCGCGGTGAAATCCCCGTGATTTTCGTGAATACCAATCTCATGAAAGATCAGCTCGACGGCATCCTTGATCGTACCGAGCCGGGTGGCCGGATCAACTTTGCCAACTGGTTGCCGGCGAGCTTCTACAAGGAACTGACCGTGGAGTCGAAAGACCCCAAAAACAACAAGTGGATCAACCCCAACAAGTATCGCAACGAATCGTGGGATTTGTTGGTATATTGCCTCGTAGGGCTATTGCATCGTACAATCTTCTGGGAGCATATCGATTGGACCGATCCCCCGTCATGGGCCGCCGAATGGGATCGCAACGATATGATCTTTGACATCAACGGGCCGGCCCCATTCGAAGAAGAGCCCACCAACGGGCTCGCCGACCTTGCGAAACTCGGAGCCATCTTGGGATGACCATTGATCCAGCGTATCGGCTCATCTTGGTAAAGCGGCTCGAAGACGCCGAGAATGCCTACCATTCGCTCATGACGGGACGATCCCTCAAGGTTTTCGTTGATCAGAACGGCGAGCGGATGGAATATAGCACCGGCTCGGCGCTCCAGCTCTCGAAGTATATCGCCGAGCTGAAACGACAACTCGGTATCGGCGCTGGGGCCGGCCCGCTAAATGTGTGGATGTAATGACGGCTGCGCTCACCCCACAAATGATCCGGGACATCGAAGCTCTCGTAGGGCCGGTCCCGCAAGACATGGCCATGGGAAGCCCGCTGGAAGGCGCTGATCGGTTCGACCGCAGCGTGGCCATGTGGGCTCCAGCCCTCCAGTCGGCCGACGCCGATATCCTGCCCGACAAGTTCATGGCCGACGCCCGCGTGAACGATCTCGCGCGCAATGACGGCTATGTGCAATCCGGTATCGAGATCAACAAAAACTCGATTGTCGGTTCCATGTATCTTCTCAACTCCAAACCCGAGATGCGGGTGCTGGGGATTGACGATGAGGTGTGGCAGGCCGAGTTCCAAGAGGAAGTGGAAGCCAAGTTCACTCTCGGATCGGAGTCGGTGAATTGCTGGTTGGACGCCGCGCGCCGCGCAACGTTCACCGACATGTGCCGCTTGGCCATCGCATCCGTCGCCGCATCCGGTGAGATGCTGGCCGTGTTCGAATGGCTCCGGGCATCCGAGCGCCCGTTCCGCACGGCTGTAAGCGTGCTCGATCCGATCCGGCTCAAGACGCCATATCACCGCCTGCCCGATCAGAACATCCGGGGCGGCGTGCAGATGGACCGCTACGGCATGCCCGTCGGATACTGGATCGTGGACAACCCGGCGATGGGCCACACATATCCCATCGGCAACGGCATGGATGAGGCCAAGTTCGTCGCCGCCCGCAAGCCGTGGGGCCGCCGACAAGTGTGCCATATTGTCGAGCAGAAGCGGCCGCACCAAACACGCGGCATCTCCGACATGGTGGCCGGCCTCATGGAAACGCAAATCGCGAAGAAGTTCCGCAAGGTCACGCTCCAGAACGCCGTTACCGGCGCGATGTTTGCCGCCACCATCGAGTCCGAACTGCCCTCGGAAGCCGTCTATGCGCAGCTCGGCGCGGGCAACCTGAAGACCGGGACACCCGGCGCGGCGGCTGCGGCGTTCGCCACCGACTATCTTTCGGCGGCCGCAATGTACGCCGAGAACGCCAAGGGGCTCATGATCGACGGGGCGAAAATCCCCCATCTCTTCCCCGGTACGAAATTCCAGCTCCGGCCCGTCGGCACGCCCGGCGGCGTGGGGCAGGACTTCGAGGCGTCGCTTATCCGTCATACGGCCGCCCTTCTCGGCATCTCCTACGAGCAGCTCTCGAAGGATTACGCCAAGACGAACTATTCGAGCATGAAGGGCGGGATCAACGAAACCTACAAGTTCATGATGGCCCGGAAGAAAGCCGTGGCCGACCGTTTCGCCACGATGGTTTTCATGAATTGGTTCGAAGAGATGATCAACAAGGGCGCTATCGAGGCGATGAACTACTCGAAGCTCCCGAACTTCTACGAACCACTCATGGCGGAAGCCTTCACGGCTTGCGACTGGATCGGCGCGTCGCGCGGCCAGATTGACGAACTCAAGGAAACCCAAGCCGCGATCCTCCGTATCCGCTCCGGCCTCTCGACATGGGAAGATGAGCTTGGCCGCCTCGGCAAGGATTGGCGCAAGGTTTTCGTGCAGTTGGAACGCGAGCAAAAGGAACTCGAAGACCGGGGCATCATGCTCGCCGACGCCGCGTCGCTGGCCGCCGCCGACCGGGCCGCCAGCCAAGAGAACGCCGCCAGCTCGGAAGACAATGAAGAGAAGGCGACGGAAAAATGAGCAAGATCACCAACCCGCAATCGTCGCCGCTCATCGCCCAGCTTCAGAATGAAGTGCTCATGGTGGCGTCGGACTCGGCCGATCTCTTCGCAACGTGCCTCAACCACCTCATCCAACACGAGAAGGCCAGCGAGCTTATCGACGCCCGCACCAACCTCTCGGCGGCGGCCGACGATGAGTTTTGGGCCGACGACTGGCGCGCGAGTTACCGCCCGTATGTGGTGATTGACGGCGTGCTGCAAATCCCCGTGATGGGTGTGCTTCTGTCGCAGTTCCCATGGCAGCTCGGCCGATGGGCCACCGGCTACAAGTATATCGAAATGGCGTTCCGGCGCGGCCTCGAAGACCCCGATGTCAAGGGCTTCGCGCTCCTATGCCACTCGCCGGGCGGCGAGGTTACCGAATGCTTCGAGCTGACGGACAAGATTTACGAATGGCGTGACCAAAAGCCGGTGCGCGCGTTTGTCGCCAACTACGCCTATTCGGCGTGCTTCTCCATTGCCTCGGCCGCCGGGCCGAACAACATCATCATCACCCGATCCGGAGGTGCCGGCTCGGTTGGTGTGGTGACCGCGCATGTCGAGTTCTCCAAATATCTTGAAGATGTCGGTATCAAGGTCACCTTTATTTTCGCCGGGGAGCACAAGGTTGACGGCAACCCCTACGAAAAACTGTCGGCTTCTGCTAAAAAGCGGATTCAGTCACGTATCGACAAGATTTATGGTGTCTTCACCTCGACGGTTGCCCGCAATCGTGACATGGAAGAAGAAGCCGTTCGTGCAACCAAGGCATTGACATACGATGCCGAGGAAGCAATCGAAGTTGGATTCGCGGATCGAATCGGGGCTTTGGAAGAAGAGCTGGTGGTTTACACTACCGAACTGTCAGACAACGGAGATGAGTACATGGCAACCCAAGGAAATGTCACCGGCCAGAAGCCCGAAGGCCAGAATGCAACCGAGCAGGGCTACACCAAGGCGCAGCTCGACGCCGCCGTTGCCGAAGCGCGCGCCGAAGGCCACGCCGAGGGTATGAAGGCCGAGCAGGACCGCCAGACCGCCATTCGCGGCTTGGATGAAGCCAAGGCCCGCCCGTCGGCGACCAACATGCTGATCGAACTCGGCGTGAGCGCCGAAGTCGCAAAGGACAAGCTGTCCAAGATGCCCGAGGAAGTGACGGCCGAGAAGAAGCCCGACACAACCGACGCCACCACGCAAGGCGCAGGCGACAAGGCCAAGCGCAATCCGTTCGAAGAGGCCATGGAAACCACCCAAAACCCGAACATCTCGGCCACGACCAAGACGACGGGCGATACGGGCGACAAGGCCGCCGAGCAAACCAACGAGCTTCTCAGCTCGTATGCCGTGGCCACCGGCAAGAAGCGTGAGGCCGACAAGGCCGCCGCGTAACGCAACACTAACAGGAGAGCCCGACAATGCCCCCGATTGACAACAAAATCCCGAATCCGGAGCCCGGCATTGCGGGCTTCGCAACGGAGTCGTGGGAGAGCCCGCAAGACCCCCGCTACGGCGAGGGCGTACCGACGACAACCCATCGGGAAGTCACGTCGGCCGGCGCGGTCAACTTCCCGCTCTATTCCGTGGTGAATATCGCCGACAACGGCGCGATCACCATGGCGCAAGTGACGGCCGGCGAGTCCAACGCCAACGCGATCCTTGCAGCCCCGGCCGCGTTCGGCGTAGGCGATTCCATGTCCCTCCCGTTCTATCGTGAGGGCCATTGGAACATGGATAGCCTCGTTTGGCACGCTTCCTTCAATACCGATTTGCTCAAGCAAACGGCGTTCGAAGGCTCCACGTCGCCGAACATCTTCGTCTCGAAGAAAAATTTCCCGAACAACGCGATCAACATCTAACGTTGGTCGCGTAGGAATTCGCCCAAGATCAAAGGACTCGAACCAATGGAACCTACAGTTTACGATAGCCGCACGCTCTTGGGCGTTTTCTGGGATCAGAACTCCATGGAGCCGCCGGAGAATTACTGGCTCCAGTTCTACCCGCAGACGCTCAATTTCACGACCGAGACTATCGATTTCTCGCAGCTCGCCGATGTCCGCAAGCTCGCGCCGCTTGTCGTGCCCACCGCACAAGGTGTTCCGATCTACTCGGCCGCCGAACGGCTCGTGCAAGTCAAGCCGGCCTACCTGAAGCCGAAAGACCCGGTTACCGCCACCCGCATGATCCGCCGCGCCGCCGGCCTCGGCGAGCTGGCCCAGACCCAGCCGCTCTCGCCGCAGCAACGCTATCAGGCCATCGTGACGGACATCGTTCGCCAGCATCGCTACTCCATCGAGCGTCGTTGGGAGTGGATGGCCGCCGCCGCGACTATCGATGCCAAGGTGCTTCTCGAAGATGAGCGCTACCCCCGCACGCTGGTTGACTTCCAGCGCAACGCCGCCCAGACCGTGACGCTCACGGCCGGCAACCGCTGGGGCGACGCGGGCGTTTCGATCCTGTCGAACCTCGCGAGCTGGAAGAACATCATGCGCAAGGCCCGCTTCGGCGGCGTCGCCACGCGCCTCACCGTCGGCACGGATGTTTGGGATGTCATGCGCAATGACCCCGAAATCCGCGAGTTCCTCAACACGCAATACCGTCTCGGAGCGAACATCAACCTCCGTCTCGGCATGCTTGACGGGCTCGAAGTCGAGCGCGTCGGCAACATCGAAGGCCTCGAAGTGTTCGTCTACTCCGATTACTATCAGGACTCGGATGGCACGGTGATCGAGTACATGTCGCCCAAGGATATCGTGCTCACCTCGCCCAACATCCGGGGTATGCGCTGCTACGGCGCGATTCAGGACTTCGGCGCGCAGCTCCAGCCGCTCACCGTTTTCATGAAGATGTGGAACGAACAAGACCCGTCGGCCACGTTCATCATGACGCAGAGCGCTCCGCTCATGGTGCCGATCAACCCGAACGCATCGTTCAAGGCCACCGTTGTAGCCTAACGTCATCCAGCGCGGGGCGGCTTAGGCCGCCTCACGACGCTAGAAACCCCATCGGAGAGTAAGACAATGGCTGAAAAGGCAAAGGTTATCGCCCTCAACACTATCGTCATCACCACGTCGGAAGGCCAGCGTGGCGACCGGGCAAAGGGTGATCCGGGCGTTCGTCCGCAAACCATGACGATCCCGCCGGGCACGACATTCATGGCCGATACGGTCAAGCATCGCGGGCAGGCGAAATCGCAGTATGACGAATTGATGGCCGCCAAGGCCATTCGCGATTGGTCCGAGGAAGATGAGGCCGCGCTCAATCGCCTGTCGAATGTCGTCGGCGGTGGCGAGTTTACCGAAAACTTCCGGGTTTCCGAGACTGTTTCCAACGCGAACGACGGCCAGTCGATCCAGCAAGACGGCTCCGGCACGGGAACGAACGATCCGGCGGCCGTCCGCAAGTCCACCGCCCCGGCCCCCAAGCGGAAGACCGAAGGCGAACTGGCGGCGGAAATCGCCAAAAAGGAAGAGCCGGCCAAGGTGGCCGCCGCAGATGAGGCCGCCGCCGAACGGAAGGCCCAGGACGCCAAGCAAGCCGAGGCATCGGCGCAGGGCCGCCAGACGACTTCGAGCACCTCCGGCGCGTCCACTTCCGCCAATGCATCCACCACTACCGGCAAGTCCAAGATCAAGGATTCGGCCGAAAAGGATGACGACGTAGTTTGATGCTTACTCATCACCGAGAAGCGAAGCTACAGGCACGCCGCGACTTGCATGAAGGATTGCAGGACGCGGCGTACCTTTATATGTCCGGGAATGCGGCCGGCCCGATCAAGCTCGTATATGTGCGATCCTTGACCGAATGGGGCGCACTCGGCGACGTCAAGGGCACGAGCTTGGTCTATGCCGAGCGGAACGACACCCGCAAGTCGCAAATCATCTTTCTGGTAGAGCAGCACACCCCGGAGCGCGGCGATGTCGTCGCCATAGCGCCCGGAGATGTCTGGCGCGTGGATAACGTGGAGCCGGTCTACAACATCACGCAAGCCGCCAACGTTGCCCGGCTAGGGCCAAAGGAACAAGCGCTGTATAAGAGCCCACCCGAGGCTGTCGTGTACTCGGCTGCATGGGGACTCTTGCCCACGGCCGCCATTGAGGTAGACAGTGGTTGACCGATGGGCGGTATATGTTGAAGGCCTCGAAGGGCTAGGCGACGTTGCCGATATGTCAAGTGCGACGAAACTCAACATCGTGCGCGCCGTCAACGCCACCACGGCACGGTTTAGGAAGCGCGGTGCCGATCTCATCCTCGGGGATATCAACCTCCCGGCCCATTATCTCAATCCCGCCGCCAAGCGCCTCTATGTCGCCTCGAAGGCCACGCGCGGGAACATGGAGTCGATCATCCGTGCGCGCGGCCGGCCGACTTCTCTCGCCCGGTACATCACGTCGCGCGAGGCCGATAACGTCGGCGTGACGGTAAAGGTCAATCAGGACAAGCCGGCCCGAAAGCTTCCGCGTGCCTTCCTCGTAAAGCTCCCCCAAGGTCGCGGCCCGGTCGATACACAATTCAATCTCGGCCTCGCCATTCGCCTCGGCAAGGGCCAGCGCATTCGAAACAAGCGCCATCTCGTGCAGCTCGATCAAGGGCTATACTTGCTTTACGGCCCGTCCGTAGATCAGCTATTCATCAATGCCACGGGAAGTCGGGCCGGCGAGGGTGTTGCCTCAGAGATGACTCCTGATATGCTCGACTTTCTTCAGAATGAATTCTTGCGGCTCATGGAGCTTGATCTGTAATGGCGTATCCGAACGGTGATCCTTTCCGGCTTGCGATCCTCAAGAGGATCACGGCCGCGTTTGATGAGATCAGCGGGAACGCCGACGGATGGAACTTCGATCTCCGGCCTTTCGAGCGAACCAAGAATGACGGCACGGTTGTCATGCAACGCCGTAACTTCCGGGGCCGCGTGATGTTCGGCGAGGACGACCCCCTGCCCATGACATCGTTGCTGGAGATCGTGTTGCCGCCAGACCAAATCCCCGACCGTGCGCCAGACAACCCGCATCGGGTGGGTGATTGGGATTTGATGGTGCAAGGCTTTGTGGATGATGATCCGGAAGACCCTACCGACCCAGCACAATATCTGTTAGCGGATGTCGTTAAACGACTCGCCCAAGAAAAGGTGAAGGCGTTGGACTTCAGCCCCGGCGGTGGTATCTTCGGCTTCCGGTGCATCACCGCCTTGAAGATCGGGGTGGGCGTTGTTCGTCCACCGGATGAAATTTCGGCCAAGGCGTTCTTTTGGCTACCGATCAGTTTGACAATCGCAGAGACTCTCACCGATCCCTACGATGCCGGAAACTAACATAAGGAACCGCAGTAATGGCCCTTCAGAAAGACAACCAGAATTACACCCTTGGTCGCGGTGAATTCCATTTCGCGCGGTTCCTTCCCGGAACGCGGACCCCCAAGGATTACATCTATTTCGGCAACACGCCGGAAATCAACATCTCGGTCGAGATCGAAATGCTCGATCACTACGACTCGGACCATGGCATCCGCGAGAAGGATGACTCCATGACGTTGCAAGTGAACCGCACCGGCTCGTTCACTACCGACAACATCAAGGTCCACAACATCGCGCTCTTCTACTTCGGCACGGTCAACGTCGTTACGACGGCCGCCGCTGCGGCGGTTGAAGAGACGCTGACCGATGTTGTTCTCGACGCATCTTATCAGCTCGGCGTCACGCCTTCCAATCCGCTCGGCCTCGGTGGCCTTGACGAAGCGGCCATCACGGTAGCGGTGGGAGCCACCACCCATGTCGTGGACGTGGACTACAAGGTCTATGCTCGTACGGGCATGATCAAAATCCTCTCCACCGGCACGATTGCGGCCGGTTCGGACGTGGAAGTCACCTACACCGTGAAGGCTTCGACCAAAAACCGGATCATCTCCGGATCGCAGCCGGTCGAAGGCGCCGTAAAGTACATTTCGTTCAACCCCAAGGGCGGGCAGCAGGACTACTTCATGCCGTTCGTCAAGCTCACTCCCAACGGCGACTATGCGCTGAAGGGCGATGAGTGGCAGACGATCCCGTTCACGCTGGATATCCAGAAGCTCGGCAATCTCGAAGCCGTCTATGTGGACGATGAACCGCTCTTCACGGTCTAATACCGACGGCCTACCCAACCTGACAGGAGTTCCGCGTAATGGCCAAACTGAAGCTGAAAAACGTGGTGATCGTGCGCGCACCGATCCACGTTACCGAGGAAGATTTTTTCGAAGTTCGCGGCGTCTCGCTCGCGGATATCACGCGCCTTTTCCGCCGGCATACCGAAGTCATCACCAAGCTTTTCAATGACTTCATGGGAAAGAAGGGCAACGGCAAGTTTACGTCCGAAATGCTCGTGGAGTTCATTCAAGAGGCGGCCATGGACTTCCCGGTTCTCATCGCTGAGATCATCGCGCTCGCGGCCGATGAGAACAACGATGAGGGCGTGGAAATGGCGTCCAATCTCCGGGCAACCGTTCAAATCGAGGCACTGATCAAAATCATGGAGCTGTCGATTACGACTGAAGCCGAACTAAAAAAAGCAACCGAGATTCTGACAAAGGCCGCCCGCCAGATCGCGAATCTCGTACTCGGCGTGCGGGCGCAAGTGGAGGCCGATCTAGGCTTCAGTTTTCCGTTTGGCTCTTCTCAATCCGTAAGCGAGTCAATCAACTAGCGGCGGCCGGCTACGGTGATGATGCTTGGTTCTACCCCATCGGTTGGGTATATGATGAATCGAACATCATCATCGCACGGGAAAACGCGCGGATTAAAACCGAAGTCACCTTGCTGCAATCGGCCATCACAACGATAATCAGCAAGAAAGGGTGGGATGCTTTTCGCAAAAGCATAGACGCTCTCGATACGGAAGTTGACCCGCCCGACGAGGAATAGCCATGGCCAACGCGCGCCGCGAAGTCGATCTTATCGTAAAGGCCAAAGACGACGCGGTACGGGTTCTCGACGCGATCACCGACGCCATCAACAGTATGGTGGACGCGCAGGCCGACCTTACGGCCAACGCCAAAAAGACAAGCACGGGAATCGGCGGCCTCGTTAGCGCTGTCGCCGATCTCGGCAAGGCCCTCAAGGGCGGCAACTCGGCCGACAAGCTGGCCGACGATCTCAACAAGGCCAACCGGGCGGTTGAAGCGCTGCGCTCCGGCCTTGAGCAGGCCCAAGGCGATCTCACGGATTATTCGAAGCGCGCCACGGAAGCGGCTACCGAAACCGACCGGCTCAAGGCCGCGCTTGCCGGCGCGGAAAAGCAACTCACTGATCAGGCAGCGGACCTCGGCAAGGCGACGACCGCGCAAGCGAAGTATGCCGACGGCCTCAAAAAAGCCGACGCCGAGATTAAAAAGCTCACCCGGTCTATCCCGAATCTCACTCGGGATATCTTCGATCAGCAAGCCAAGGTCACCGAGACGGCCGCCAAATACGAGGCGCTCGGCCAGAAGATCGCGGCCGCTGAAAAGCCGAGCGCAACGCTTCAGGAACGGTTCGCCAATCTCGGCACGCGGCTGGAGAAACAAACGGCCACCCTCGCCGAATATCGGGACCGGCTCGAAAGCGCTGTCGCCGAGATGGAGCAAGCCTCGGCCGCTGCGGCTGAGTTCGGTGCGAAGATCGAGGCCTCGGCCGCCGGCATCAAGACGCAAGAGGCTGCGATTGCGGCTACGTCGCAACAAATCGCGGATTACAAGAGCAACATCAAAGAAGCGGCGGCGACACAACGCGAGCTGGAGCAAAGCGCGACCAAAGCCGGCGCAGCGGTCAAACGGCAGGAAGGCCAGCTAAAGGGCGCGGAACAAGGCCTCGAAACCCTCGGCGCGGCGACGGATAAAGTTTCGGCCAACATGGCGCAGCTCGCGGCGGCCGCGCGTGGGCCGCTGGCGCAAGCCGTTGCCGCGCAACGCGGCGTCGTTTCACAGATCAGCCAAGAGTACCAGAAAATCCGAACGGAGCTGGCGCAAGTCAACGCCGCCATGCGGGGCGCTGGCCTGTCGGCTTCGGGCGAGATGGTCGCGGCGTATAACCGGCTGCGGCAATCCCTCAATGAAGTAGAAGCCGAGTTCGGCCAGCAACGTTCCGCCTACAAGGAAATGCAGGCGGCCGTGCAAGGCCTTACGGGTGACACCGATCAGCTCATAGCCGTGACGACACGTTTCGGCCAGACGACAAGCCAAGCGGCCGCAGCACTCGGCCGTGTACGCGCGGAGTCGGCCCAAGCCGCCGGCACGATGAGCCGCCTATCGCAATCGACCGGGCAAGCCGTCGTCAACGAAGAGCGACTCGCCCGCGCGACGGGCCAAACTGCGGCGGCTATGGGGCAAGCGGCGCAGCGGTCCAGTGCGCTCGCAAACGCCTATCGCCAGATCTACGGTGAGAGCCGGCAAGCCCTCTCCTACACCCAACGCCTCCGGGGCGAGGTGCTGTCGCTCGTATCGGCATATGGTGGCATCTTCGGTGTTATCACCATGCTCCAGCGCGTGGTTGAGGCCACGCAAAAGGTTGAGCGGGCGCAAATCCGTCTCACGGCGCTCTATTCGGGCGACACCGCAAAGGCCGGCGCGGAATTCGAATTCATCTCCCGGACGGCCGACCGGCTCGGGATCGATATTGGCGAACTCGCCGATGAGTACACTAAGTTCTCCGCTGCAACCAAAGGAACCGTGCTTGCCGGGCAGAAGACCCGTGATGTCTTCCTACGGGTGGCCGAGGCCGGGCGCGTCAACGGCCTGTCAATGGCCGATATGTCGGGTATTTTCAAGGCACTCACGCAAATCGCGAGTAAAGGAAAAGTACAACTAGAAGAGCTCACAGGACAACTTGGGGATAGGCTCCCAGGTGCATTGCAAATTATGGCTGATGGCCTCGGCATCACGACCGAAGAGCTTCTGGAGCTGACGAAGAAAGGCGAGGTATCCAGCTCGGCCTTGGCAAATTTTGCCGACAATCTCGCCGAACGCTACGGCGAGGCGCTCCCGGCCGCGTTGAAGACGACTAGCGCCGAAATCGGCCGGTTCGAAAACGCTCTCACGCGCGCGTTGCTGGCGTTCGGGCAGGGCGGTTTTATCGACGGCTTCAACTCGCTTCTGCGGTCCTTGACGGCCACGTTACGGGACGCTGATTTCCTCGCGTTCGCTCAGAACGTATCAGCGGCATTCGGTTTGCTGGCAAAGACCATTGGCGTTCTCGTGGAGAACTTCAAAGTCCTGATTGCCATCGTCGGAACGTTCGTCGGCATTCGGCTCCTGCCCGCCATCACCTCGCTCGGCCTTGCCTTTACGAACTTCGGCCGGGCGATGAACCAAGCGCAGATTCAAGCGGCAATTTTCCGCCGAGAATCGGCCGCGCTCGGAGCTACGGTGGGCACGACGGCCGGCCGGGTGAGCGCGTTGAGTGTCGCCGCGCAAGGCTTGCGTGGAGGCCTTGCCGGGCTTGCCGTGGGTGCTGTCGTCGGCCTTTTGACTCAGTGGCTCACGTCGGCCGGTGAAGTCAATGAGGCCATGACCGAACACCAACGGATCATGGGCCTCGTGAAGGGGGCCTATGACCAAAACCAGCAATCGGTTGAAGCGTGGCGCAAATCGCTCGCCGAGCTGTCCACGCAAGAGCTGACGAACAACCTCCAGCGCGTGAAGAGCGCTGCCGAGACGGCGCGCATCAATGCGCTCTCGGGTTTCGAGGAAGGGGCCGCTACCGACATGGGCGATCCGGCCGTGCGGGCGATCAACCAGTCTATGGTTGATCTCACCAATGCGGTGTTCGACGGCAAGAAGTCACTGGAGGAATATCGAAACGAACTCGACGCGCTGCAACAAGCGGCGGCAAAGCTCGGGCCGAACGGTAGTGGTCTGGCCGACGCTATCCAAGGCGCGCATGATCTTTCGGAAGAGACGTTTAACGCAGCCAAGGCCGTCAAAGAAGCAGCCGACGCGCTCGACGTGAAATCGAGTAAGGCGGAAGTGGCGGAAGCCGCCATGAAGCGTCTTACGGGTGCTACGGACGCCAGCGGCCGTTCGGTCGAGTCTATGGCGGCCGGCTCGAAGACGTTCAATAGCGCGCTTGACGAAATGAAATCGCTCATCCCCGAGGTTAATAAGGGCCTCGACGTGATGCAGCAAAAGGCCAATCTCGATGCGGCCTTTCAGTCGGCCGTGCGTGCGGCCCAGACGATCTCCGAACTCAATGGCGCGATCAAACAATACAACGAAACCGCCAGCGCGTTGTTCGCCAATGCGGCCGGCGCGGACCTGAAGGGCATCACCGACGGCGTGGAGGCCGCCGCTACCATTCTTCGAGCGCGTGAGGGTTTCATCCCCTACGCCAAGATGGATGTCAACGCGCTCCGGACGGGCTTCGGATCGGACACCACGACCGACGAAAATAACGTAGTCCGCAAGGTCACGGAGTCCACTCGTGTCACCGTCGCCGACGCCAATCGCGATCTTTACCGTCGCATCGGCGAATTCAACAATGTCATCGTCGGCCAGATCGGAGATAAGTTCGGGCAATTCTCGGCCGCGCAACAAGGCGTGCTGACATCCATCGCCTATAACTACGGCGAGCTTCCGCAGAGCCTAGCGAACGTCATCAATGCCAACGGTACGCCCGAAGAGATCGCAGCCGCGATCCGGGAACTCCAGACAGACAATAAGGGCATTAACCGGGACCGCCGGCTTTATGAGGCCGCCGCCTTCGAGAGCGGAACTGACGTTGACGCCGAAACCAAGGCGTATCTCAACACCCAAAAAGAACTCACCAAGGAAAAGGAAAAACAGGCCGAGGCCGCCAAGAAATTCCACGATGAGCAGCTCCAGTCGAATGAGGCGCTCGCGCAAGAGAACGCGCTCTCCAAAGAAGACCTTGTGACGCGCGAGACGGCCAAGGCGATCCGGGAGGCTGAGAACAAGGCCAAGGAAGCCGGCACGACGCTCACCGAACAAGAGCGCGCGGCGATTATCGAGAACACGCGGCTCAAGTATCAGGAGCAAGCGGCGCAGGATGCCGTTAACGCTTCGAAGAAGACGGCCGAGGAAGCCGAGTCCAAGTTCAATGCCATCGCGCAACAACGGGCCGCTTTGCTCAAACAAGCCGACGCGCTCCGGGCGCAGGGCAATACGGCCGGCGCGAATGCGGCCGTGCAGCAAGCCAACGCGCTGAAGACATCCATGGATCAAGCCGCCGCTGCGGCTATCGCCATGTGGCAGAAGATCGGCGGCCCGGAGGCGCAAGCCGCTATCGAGAAAATCCGGCAAGCCAATCTCGAGTCGCAAAACCTGAAGACGACCGGGAATCAGGTTTCGCAAATGTGGACGGCCGTGGGCGAGTCGCTCATGAATAACCTGTCCACGGCGATTGACGAATTCGCGCAAGCCGTGGCCAACGGTGAGAACGCATGGAAGGCGCTCGGCCGCGCACTCCAGAAAGCCGCCGCCCAATTCCTTATCGACATCGGCAAGATGATCATCAAACAGATGCTCTTCAACGCCTTGTCGGGCATTTTCCCCGGCCTCACCAACCCCCTCGGCGCGGGCGTCGCGCACTCGGGCACTGGATCGGGAACGCTTGCGTCCAACCCATCGAACCGGACGCGCAACGTGGACCCTCGGGTTTTCGCCATGGCTCCGCGCTTCCATCGCGGCTATCAATCGGGCCTCGGATCAAACGAGGTGGCCACGATCCTCGATAAGACGGAATCGGTGCAGACGAAGGATTCGCCCTTCCATCCGCAGAACCAAGCGCGCACGATGGCCGCCGCCGCTGCGGCCGGCGCGGGTGGCGGTAAACAGGATATCAAGGTGCTCAACCTCATCGATTCCGCTGCGATCCTTGAGGAAGCCTTGAATTCGCCGGCCGGGACAAAGGTGTTTATCAACAAGATGCGGAAGGAAAAGGCGAGCGTTAAAGAGGTGATGAAGTAATGCCCATCATCGGAACCGTCGTCCAAACGGAAGTGCCTCGCGATACGGATAGCTTCCGCATCTTTCCCGTGGCGCACAATTGGATGGAGCCCTTCAAATACAGCATGGAGTTTCGCACCGACATCATTACGTCGGTCAACGGTAAAGAGCAGCGCCGCGCCGTGCGCAATCGGCCGCGCCTTGTTGCCGAGTACGCGGGAAACGTCTGGAAGCGCGAGAAGCTCAATCTTCAGCTTCTCATGACGGGGTGGCAGAAAGAGGACATCATGTTCGGCATGGAGCATCTGGCGGTGCGTACCACGGCCGCCATGGCTCCCGAGGCTACAGGTGTTTCCTTCCAGCCGGTTGGCGTTGATCCGCCATTCTGGTTTGAGGCCGGAATGCCCGTCATCATCGTGAACGGAGCCGACAAGGCGATCCGGGAAAGCCGCACTATCGCGTCCGTCGGCGCGGCCAGCATGACGTTTCAGGAAACCAGTGATCGCGGCTTCCCGGTCGACTCCCGGATCATGCCGGCGCATCCGGGCTATATCAACGAAGAGCAGCCGAGCATGCAGCTCTCGACGCGCGCCGGCACGGCGACCTTCTCCGTTCCGCTCAAGCCGACGGGCGGGATCATGCCGGTGGCAGATATCGGCGAGCCCTACTATGTGGGCAACCTTGAACTCTTCCCGTTCAAGCCCAATTGGGCCGGCGGCGTCGGCACGGATTTCCTTTGGCCGCACAACGTGATCGACTATGGGTACGGGCAATGGAGCAATTGGACGCCCGTGGAATTCCCTTCCCGGATTTACAAGTTCGAATATGCGCGCAAGACGCTTCGGGACACCTACGAGGTTATGGCCTTCTTTCAGCGCCACAAGGGCCAACGAAGCGAATTCTTCATGCCAACGTGGCAAGATGACATCCCGTTCACAACGCTCGCAGGCGGCGGCCTGTCGATCCTTGTGGAGGGCCGGGCGTTCGGCCATGTCTATCAGGACTCCACCGTGTTCCGCCGGATCATGGTTCGCTACACCGACGGTTCGGTTAGCTACCACCAAGTGGAGTATGTAGAATCGCTCCCGGATACAGACTCGTCCGTCGTGCGCGTCATCGAGCCCTTGCCCGTGGTGGAGTTGACACCGCAGACGGTCACCGGCATTTCTTGGTTGCTTGTGTCGCGTTTTGCGCAGGATCGTCTTGACGTGCAGTTCATGACGGATAGCGTTGCGACATTCACGCTGGCCATGAAGACGCTGGAGAACTTCGAGCTATGACGTTTCTCGATATCGAGACATCGAAAGACCTCGGCGCGCCCTACGAGCTGTACGAGTTCGTCTATGGGCCGCGCCCGGAGGATTCCTACAAGTACGCCAACACCGAAGAAGAAGTGCCGGGCTTTCCCGATTTCGTGCCCACCCCCATCCGCCGGGACGCCTACAAGACATCCGGCAAGGCCGAGCGCGATCAGATGAATATCACGTTGCCGACGGAGTCGAGCATCGCGCAAATGATCCTGCCCTACCCGCCGCCCTATGAGGTGTATGTGACCATTTGGGCCGGGCACTTCGAGGGCGGCTTGCCCATGGTGGTCTGGATGGGCCGCGTCCTGTCCAACGCATTCAGCGAAGCGGGCGACGTGGTGTTGACATGCGAGAGCCTGTTGATCTCTCTCAAGCGGCTCGGCGTGCGCCGCCGCTGGCAGATCGGATGCCCGCTCGTGCTCTACAGCAAGGGTGTTGGCCAGTGCAACGCCGAACGGGAAGACTTTACGGTAGAAGCTGAAGTGCTCGCCGTGATCGACGGCGTTCCCGTCTTCGCGAACGGCTGGAACCAACCCTTCCAGAAGGATCAATTCAAGACAGGCATGCTCCGATGGGAGTCGCCATACGGCATTGAGTATCGTTCGATCCGGCAAGTGCAGGATGACCGCGTGGTTTTCATCGGCCAGCTCCGGGGGATCGAGCCGGGCCAGACAGTCGAGTTGATCTTGGGATGCAATCGGCGCATGACGGATTGCGAGGAAGTTTTCGACAACATCAAGAACTTCGGCGGGCAACCGTGGATACCGCTAACCAATCCTGTCCGACATCACAATTTCTGGTGACCGCTCATGTTCCTCGTGCAATTGGTTCTCGGCCTCGCGCTCATGATCCTCGGCTATATGCTCATGCCGCAGCCGCCGGAAGAAAAGCAAGAGATCACCGAAATGGAAAACCCCACGGCCACGAGCCGGGAAATTCCGTGGCTCTTCGGGGATATGTGGCTCAAGTCGCCGAATTTCATCGGCCATTGGGATAAGCAATACAAGAATCTGGAAGACGATTCCGGGGAAAAGAAGTGAAGAAGACCGAACCGCCGATCACCATGGCCGAGGCCCGCGACGCCGGATACTGCGCACGCGGTCAACGCAAGTGGCTGGAGGATCGGTTGCCGGGCTGGCGTCAATATCTACGGACAGGCATGCCCATCGACGTAGCGATGAAAGTGCATCCGCAGTTGGTCGCGCGAGTGAGGAAGCTGCGGGAGCAACGCGATGGGTAAAAAGCCGGCCGGCACGCCATACGTCGAATATTATATCTCCATGCACTTGAGCTATTGCCGGGGGCCGGTGGACGCATGGCGCGGCGCGAAGTGCAAAGACAAGCATGTCTTCGAGGACAATTTCAATCACTTTACGAGCGCCAAGGAATCGATCAATCGCCCCGATCTCTATGGCGGCCACCTCCGGGAAGGCGGTCTAGTCGGCGACATGTATTTCATGAACGGCGGCGGCGATCAGGAAGCGCCGGAAGCGCTCGCCAAGCGGTGCGGCCGGCCGGTCAATCGCATGCCCGGCTTCCGGGGGATCGTGTCTTTCTTCCTTTGCGGCAATGACGATAGCGGGGCTAAGGGCTTCGCGGTGAGCTGCAATAACCCGCAAGTTCCTAACTTCGAAATGCGCCTCCAGCGCAAATCCGAGCAGCTCGACAATAACCACAAGGTCATCGTCTTCGAGGACGATCAAGGCCGCAATTGGCACGATAGCAACCCGGCCAATATCATCTACGAATGCCTCGTGCATAAGGACATGATGAACGGCCGCCCCGGCATGATCGACGTGGACTCGTTCAATTACGCGGCCGATTGGCTCAACGATGAAAAGTTTGGGCTCTCCCTGCTATGGACCGCAACATCACCGATCGAGGATTTCATTCAGGAAATTCTCAATCATATCAACGGCTTGCTTTTCTTCAACCCTTTCACCGGCAAGCTTGTCCTGAAGCTTCTCCGCAAGGATTACGAGCGCGATCTACTCGGCCAGATCGGGCCGGATACGTGCAAGGTCAAGACGTTCCGCCGCCCGTTGTGGGGTGAGACGACCAACGAAATCGTTCTCAACTACACCAATCCGCTCAACGAAGAGCAGGAGTCCATCACGTTCCAAGACTTGGCGAACATCGCCATGCAGGGCGACGTGGTGTCGGAGACGCGCGATCTCCGGGGCATTCGCAATCGGCCGCTGGCGACCGATGTTTGCGCGCGTGAACTTCGACTCGCCGCCTCGCCGCTCGCCACGGCCGACATCGAAATCAATCGCCAGCAAATCAACCCGATGACCGGCCGGCCCTATGTGCCCGGCGATGTCTTCATTCTCAACTACCCGCTCTACGGCGCGTCTCAGGTCATCTTCCGACTCATGGAAGTTGATTGGGGCTCGGTTGGTGACGCCAAGGTCACGTTCAACTGCATCGAAGACGTGTTCGGCTTCCCCTATGCCGTTTGGGTGCCGCCCGACGACACCGAATGGGAACCGCCTGTCGAGCCGGATAATCCGATCTACGAGGATATCGAATATCTCTTCCGGGCCACGCCGCTCCCGCTCATCCATCGCCGCGCGCCGCAGATCGGCAACGATCCTTTCTCGGTGGCAGATGACAAGTGGCCGACGATTGCGATCAACACCTATGTCCTGCCCACCGATGAGCAATTCGACCTCCAATATTACGAGCCCTATCGCCCCAGCGTAAACACGCTCGGCGAGCCCGTATGGACATCTCTCGGCGAGAAGCGCACGCAAGGCCATACGGCGCTCGTGGAAGGCATCGGACAGGCGATCCGATCCAACATCACCATGGACCCTTATGTTGGTCCCGGAGACTGGCCAAAGGTGGGTTGGCTCGGCATGTTCCTCGGCGAGGATGAGCACACCGATGAGCTATTCGTTTTCGAAGAGAAGCTGGAGCCCGATGAGGACGGCAACCCGCGCTGGCGTATCCGGCGCGGCGTGATCGATACCATTCCGTGGGAGTGGCCGGCGAACACCCGCATCATCATCCATGCGAACAACTACAACGGCTACGACTGGAGCGGCCGGTTCGCCTTCGAGGATGAGCGCTATAAGTTCAAATTCAAGATGTCTACCGGCGATACGGCGCTCACCGAGGAAGTGATAACCAATCGAGTAGACCGGCCATATATGCCGTTTCGGCCGGCCGACTGCCAGATTGCAGGCGTTCGCTTCGGCACGTCCGATCAACGTCAAAAAATCGACCCGGAGGCCGAGTATGACATATTCGCCTTGGAACATGTGCCGCGCGAGTGGGAGATCGATTTTACATGGGCTCGCCGGAATCGGTTCTCGGAAGACCTGACATGGCTTGCATGGAACGACGCGGACGTACCGCCCGAAGACGGCCAGACAACCGAGATTATCATCATGCTCGGAAGGACCGAGATTGACCGGGTTGTCGGATTGACCGGCACGTCCTACACGCTCAAGCTCATGGAGAAGACGTTCCAGTACACCGATATGAATTTCCAATTCATTTCGCGTCGGCCCCATCCTGACTATCCAGACGGGATCACGTCGCTTCAGGGCATGGTGATCAACCTCAAGCTCTACATGAAGGGCTACGGTTCGGATTGGGATTACTATTGGGGCGGCTGGCCGCACGGCTCGATCTTGACGCAAATCGAAGATGTTGATTTGGAAGGATATCTGCCAACGGCCTCTATCGAAGTGGAGAATTAGCATGGTGCTGAATATTGGCCGGGCCGGCACGGCCAGACAGTTTTCTAAGCGCTCCCATAATTGGGGCACGCTCATGAACTGGAATCTTATTCGCATGGCCGTCGTCACCCACGGCGCAGCCTTGAGCAAGACTACCGTTCCGCCGGCCACGGGCGAAGAGAACGATGTATATATCCACCCGTCCAACGGAAATATCTATGTGTGGGTGGAAGAGTTCAATGACGGGGATGATATTATCCCCGCGCAATGGTATATAATCACCACTGTCCTCGGCTTGAAAATGTATGTCGCCGATGAGGACAAATGGTATTTCTACAACCAGATGAACGAATGGCAACTCTTGTTCGATCCGAACAAGACTCACCGGGCCATTCCTCGCGAATTCTCTTGGTATAATCCGTATCTCATCCGGCCCAATTCTACGTTGTTTTCCTACGTCGCCACGCAAGAGTGGGTGATCGAAGCCGGCGCGCCGGGCTCCGGGGCGTATTGCGAAATCGCGCCGACGCAACCCGTGAGTTTCACCATTCGGGCGCGCGGGCCAGTGGTGGGCTCGATTACGTTTGACGCCGGTTCGTTGGATGGAAGTGTGAATATTCCCGACGAAGTGGTTTGCCTGCCCACCGTAGAGGAAAACGAATACGAAAAGGCGCATGTCTTTCAGGTGAGTTCGCCGGCCAATCTCCACGGCATGGAAGGGCTCAACGTTACGATCTGCGGAAAAATCAGGAGCATTGACTAATGCCCTACTACTATCCGGATCGCGACTATCACCAGCTCAACGCGGTAGCCTACCCGGATCACTCACGGCCGCTCGCCGGGATGGACGGAATCATCCGTGCGTTCTGGCGCAAGGGCGAGCAAATGTGGGATCAGGACATGAACAACTCCATGGAGTGGTTCGATTGGTGGATGGCCGACTACGCGATGAATCGTTGGTTTGGGCCGAACTATCCTTGGTACTCCCCCGATTATCGGATTTTTCTCATCGAGCCGGATCATAATGTGGAACCGACTGAGATAAGGATGCTGCATTCGGTTTACCATCTATGGCCCTCCCTCCCCTCATGGCGTAACCTCAAGCCGTGGCCCGGCGTCATGATCCCCATATTGGCAGATCGGCAATTGGTCGGCTTCCATCAACCGACGGGCGGCGGGGATGGTGGCTGGCAAGGCCTTGCGATGTTTCAGGAATATGTGGATGAGATCGAAATCTCGATCTTCATTTCCGAGACGCGCGCTGATCGGATCGTCGCCGCGCACACCGTCAAGGAACCGTTCCGCCTACATGCCGACTGCTACAGCGGCCGAGTGCGCGGCTGGACTCAGTTCGGCCAGCTCGCCATCCTGAAGAATGGCGTGCAAGTCGGATACGCCTACCAGTCGGAGCATTCGAGCGGTGTGCGGGCGATCAGCGGCCTTCCGGTCGAGTTCAACACGGGCGACGTGCTCGCCCTTCGAGCGCCCCCCGTCTCGCCGTTCGTCGGGAAAATCTATAAGGGTGTCACCGTGTCTATCGTTGGGGAACTCATGTAATGCCGGCCACGCTCATCGCCGAACCGCTATTCAATTCGCCGTTTCTCAAGCTCAAGGAACGGACGATGCCCGGCGAGCCCGGCACGCCGCTCAAGCTCTATCCGAAGCTCGCCGCGACGCCGAAGAAGCTCAAGGCGGCCCGGAGCTTGACCAAGCTCGCGATGCACACCGACATCCGGATCGAAGAATTGCCGGCAATCGGCAACCCGACGGAGAACGTGCCTACCGACGGCATCCGCGTCATTCACTGGAACGACCGCTGGATTTTGTTTGGCAACACGGGAACCAATCCGCCTCGGCTCTACGAGCGCACCGGCCCGGTCTACACGCGAACGAACGCCTATCCGAATGCCGACTGGCCCACCAATACATCCTTTCTGCATGCCGCCTTCTCGAAGGCCGGCCGCTTCATGTATGCCGTCAAGCAAAACGATACGCAAAACGTGCAAGTCTACCAGTGGAGCGGCGGCGATGAGAACGATCCCGAGGGGCAATGGGAACTGGTAGACCCCCTCGCCATCGGCGCGGCCGTCCTCGGTCTGGAGATCAGCCCGCTCAATAATTTCCTCATCGTCAAGACGGGCCTCGGATTCAAGCTCTTCGATATCCAGAACCTCAATGCGCCTGTCGCGCCGCCGTCACTCCCGGCCGGCCTTTTCCTCGCCGTTCGATCCGATGAGCTGGAATGGATCGTGGCCGATACGGGCGGCGACGTGGATGTCTATAATCTCGATCTAGGTAGTCGTGTATTCACACTGGCCTACGCCTTGCCCGGATCGGCCGGGACAGATCGCAAGGCGCATTACTCCCCGGATGAGACGGTGCTGGCGCTCAACGGCCGCGCCACCTCGGGAACGGGAATGCCCAAATTCTACGCCCGACAAGGCGGCAATTGGGTGTTGATCACTACCGGCAACCATGCGACCGCGACGACGTGGGATGTCAGCGACATCAAGTTCAAGGCCGACGGCTCGCAGGCTTTCTACACGCATACGGACGGCGGGGCGAAAGCCGAGTTCCTTGAGCGCATTTCCGTTGTCCCGGATGTCTTGGTGGCCGGCCCGGCGGCCCCGTTCACGGCCGGCGCGGCTTTGACCGGCGGCGCACCAAAGCCCGTGCGCGATGCTGCGGGCCATCGGATTGCCGTCGCCAACGCCACCTATTCCTACGATCCGGTAACCGGCTCGTTTATCGCGACGACACCGGCCGGCTGGTCAACCAACAATGCCAGCTATGACATCTCGCGCGACGGCCTTTGGTTGATCAAGCAAGGTGCGAACGCGATCACGCTATTCAACTGGAACGGCTCGGCGTGGGCCTCGGCGACGGCCCCCACGGTGCCGGCCGGGACGTGCCGGGGTGTCTCGATCTCGCGGGACGGCCAGTTCTGCGCCCTCACCTTTAATCAGACGGGAACCAACGCCGGCATGTGCCGGATTTATCAGCGCAACGTCGGCACGGGCGCATGGACTCAGGTGGGCGCGGATATCGCGATGAGCAACACCGACGCCACCAATCTCGTGCAACATGCTCCGTTGTGGCATCCGACGCGAGACGACATTCTTGTCTTCAACGGCTATGGCGGCATCGGCTCGGGTGTTGCGCCGAAATTCGTGCGGCTGATCTCGGGAACGTGGACTATCGCGCCGAGCCCGTTTCCCTACCAGTCGGGCTATAACCAAATGTGGGGCAAGGCGACGTGGACTGGCAACGGCGCGTTCCTTCTCATGATCACGCGCAACAATGTCGGCTCCGGCTTCCTCTTGCACGTTTTCGAGTTTGATAGCGTGGCCAACACGTTTTCGCTTTTCCAGACCGTAGCGCCCTCGCCGGCTATGTCAGGAACGCCCGTCCACCTCCAGCTCTCGCCGGATGAAAAGCTGGTGGCTGTCGTCTGGCAGAACAATACCGCGATCCAGTGGCTCCGGCTCTTCCACAATGAAGGCGACGCGGACAACCCCGATTGGGTTTCCTACGCGATCCCGTCCGACACTGGCGCGGCCGCGTCGTCCTCGGCCGTCGTCTGGACTGAAGGAACGTTGACGTTTTTCCAGAACACCGGCTCCTATCTCAATCATTGGCTCTACAGCCAATTCGTGGAGTATCCGAGCTATTCGCCGCTCTACACGTTCACCGGCCCCGGCACGGCATTGCAGCCGGCCGACGGCTATAACGACACCGATTCCATCGCCAACTTCGGAGGGTCAAATTGGGCATCCCATCCTTTCACGGAAAGTTTCTCGCCAAGCCCGACATATCCCGCGTCGCTCGGGTTCGCCCCTCAATATGCGATCACGGATTTGTGGGGCTATCAGCTCTCGGCCTCGGAACGCATTGTGCTCTATCAGACGGCGAACGGGATCGGGATAGCGACGCGGCCGAACTCGGCGAGTGCCTACCTCAACACGGAAACCCTCCGGGCGGCGTTCGTTGAGCTGTACGACCGGACGGGCGACACGTTCAATCTCCGGTCCTATTCGATCCATTTGATAGATTCGATCATCAAGGATTTCCAGTTCTCGCCGAACGAAGAGGTGCTGGCCTATCATGTCATCGCCCCCGATGGCGCGCCGGGCGACACGGTTCAAGGTCGGTTGATCTATGATATCTCTTTCGACAAGTTCGAATTCCGGGGCAACGTCTGGGAAGCCGAGATGACCAATTCGTTGATGGCGTTCTCGCCGTTCTCAACGGAGTTTGTCGTTACCCACGAGCACCTCGACACCAACGATCCGGTCATCACGCTCCATGAGTTCGGCGTGAACTATGTGTTCGATACGCAAGACACCAAGCCTGTGTCGTTCGGGCCTCCTGATTTCTCGGCCTGCAATGACGTGGTGGTAGCGCATGGCGGTTCACCGCCCATGAGCTTTTTCATTCATGACGATCCGGGCAATGTCCTCACACCCAACCCGGTCACCATCGATTGGGATTATGTGGGCGTGATCCTCGCCGTGGCCTTCCGGGACGATTGCGAGGGGATCGTGGTTGTAACTCCCGACACGGTTACCACTATAGAGGAAGGTGAGGACGAATGGGAGAAAGACGAAGAAGAAGAGCTTGACGAACCGATAGAACCGCCTACTCTCCCCGAACATGAATGGCCCGATGTCGATTGGATCGATGAAGACGAAATCATCATTGAGCCAGACCCTCTTACGAATCCCGGCTATCCGGGTACGTACGATCCGAACACGCTGACGAATATTAGTTATGTTCCCTACAGCGTTGTTTCGGTGACTTTCCGAGTGGCGTCAGTAGCGCAGTAAAGCATTTTCGGATATAGCGGAATCGAACCGAAGAGCCCAACGTAGGAGACACTCATGGCTTTGAAATTCGCAGACAACGCCGCCATCGCTGCGGCCAACGCCATCGTTGATGGGCTCGATAGCGGCGCGGGCGCAGGCTCCGTCGAAATCTATGACGGCACGCGCCCGGCCAATCCCGGCGTGGCCATCTCCACGCAAGTCAAGCTCGTGGATTTCGTTCTGCCCGAACCGGCCTTCGGCGATGCGGTGGCGGTGACCGGCGGCGCGCGGGCAACGGCGGAAGACATCGATCCGGTGGCGGCGGCTGCGACCGGCACGGCGACGTGGTTCCGAGCATTCGACGGCGACGGGAATCCGTGGTTCGATGGCGACGTGACCGACACTGGTGGCGCGGGCGACATGAAAGTCACCTCCACGGCCATCGTCGCCACGGTGGAAGTGTCTATCGTGAGCTTTACGTACACTCAGCCCAAGGGTTGGTAACGCCGCGATACGACGCCGGCCCGCCATCCGCTTCCGCGTTGCGGCGGGCCGCTCCCTTCCAGCGAACTAGGGGCCGGCCGTGGCTATCACAATTTCGATCACCTCGGGCACGGGCTACTTCGGTTCCATCTATACGCAAACCGGAGCGGCCGGCGCTGGCCAATGGTATGCGGACGAAGACCCTATTGCCGGCCAGACCGGCAACACCTACACGATGGAAGCCAAAAACGAAGGCAAGGCGATCTCCTTCCGGACGGCTTCCCCCGACGAAAAATCCAACCCCATTCGAGTGTTTGTCCCGTCGATGATTCCGGGATTGGTCGCGCAATTCGACGCGGCCCGAAACGACTTGATGACCTTCAATTCCAACAAGGTCGCGTCGTGGGCTTCGAGTGTCGGGGCTTTGGTGCTTAATCAGACGACGGACGCCAACCGGCCGCTATGGTCGGCAACCGGCCGTAACAGCAAGCCGGCCGTCTCGGGCAACGGTACGTCGCTCTTTATGACGCTCAACACGCCATCGGCCTTGCCGCAAGGGGCGAACGCGAGCTGCATGGCGGCCATGGCGTATCATCCGAATGCCAATTCGGGTGCATGGACGGGCGTTTTCGTCTATGGCACGTCCACCGTTACGACGGCCCGCCAGATTTCAAAACAAGACTCCACCAACCGGGCGGGCATTTCGCTCGGATCGGCCGGCTCGCACACTTTCCCGGCCGGTGCAACGTGGCTCGATGCCGACAAGATCGTGGTGGGCAACTTCAACCCCACCAATCTCGACGCCCGTATTGACGGCCAATACACCGGGGCGTCGGCGGCAATCACGCTCAACACGCCCGTCCCGACGATTGCCCAGCTCTTCCGGTTTACGAACAACTCCGGGTACTGGCCGGGCTCGGTGCAAGAGCTTCTTTTCTACAGCGCGGCGTTGTCCCTTGATGACCGGAAGCGCCTCGAAGGCTATATGGCGTCGAAGTGGGGCACGCGCGCGCTTCTCCCCGCCGGCCACGAGTACAAGAGCACCAATCCGCCCACCGGCCCGGCTGTCACGGTAGACGCGGCCGGCTATCTTCCGACGGCTGCGATCTCCGGAGGCGTTGGCGTCAACGCCAACGTGGAAGCCACGGGCCTCCTGCCTACGGCCGAGGCCTTGATAGACGCGGTAGGTTCCGAGCCCATCACGATCTCAGTCACCTCCGGTACTGGTTACGCCGGTTCGGTCTATACCCGCGATCAAGGCAATCTCGGCCAGTGGTACGCCGGGGGGCAACCGCTTGTCGGGGAAACCGGCCTGACGCTCACCATGAAGGCCGAGTGGGAAGGCAAGACGATTCAGTTCCGGGCATTGAACGGACTCCGTTCCAACCGGATCGACTTGTTTACGCCGGCCGACGTGCCGGGCCTTTTGTGCTGGTTTGATGCGGCGGCCGAGGCCACGATCACCAAAGACGGTAGCGGCCTCGTTTCCATGTGGGCTTCCCGCTGGGGCTCGTGGAACGCCACGCAAGCGGTGGGCGGCTCGCAGCCTACGCATTCCATGACAGGCCGCAGCGGCAAACCGGCCGTTATCGCGGACGGAGCCGGCGATCACCTTGTGATCAATCCGGTAGGCCCCGGCCTGCCCGTCAATGATGATTATCACACCGTGATGGGCGTGGCCTATTACGCCAATCACGCCCCCGGCGCATACCGCATGCTCTTCAAGTGGGGTGCGCCGTCGGCTCGGCGCGGTATCGCCAAAGACAACCTCGAAAAGGTCGGCATCATCGGCGGTTCGGGGGCCACGAATAGTTCGTCCAACGAGATTTGGACGAACAAAGATGCCATCGTGATCGGCGGCTACGAATATTTCGGCTCGCAGCTCAACGTCAACGGTGAGGCCGACTGGATCAAGGTTGCCACCTACGACAACGTGGTGGCGCAGGACGCCTATATCTTCCGCGACGCTACGGTCTACTGGAACGGTTCGGCGCAAGACATCCTGATCTTCAGCCGCCGCATTACGGATGTCGAGCGCCAGAAGCTCGAAGGCTATGCAGCCGCGAAATGGGGCTTGCGCGGCCTCTTGCCGGCCGGCCATCCATACAAGAGCACCAACCCGCCGCCGCCCACCGTGGCCGTTCCGGGGGAAGGATATCTGCCCACGGCCGACATCGTGGCCGAGATGCCCATGGCGGTCACCGCCGAACTGGCCGGCTATCTGCCCACGGCCGCGATCTCGGTGGCGTCGCCGTCCGAGTTCGAAGGCGATTTGAACGGCTATCTCCCGACGGCCGAGATTGCCGGTGGCATGCGGACGGTCGCGACGATTGAGACGGATGGCCTCTTGCCGTTCATGGAAGGCGAGTTCCGCATCCAGACGCGGGCCACGCTCGAATTCAACGGCTATCTGCCCACCGCCGAGATCATGTCGGAGTTCCCGGTTCGGGCCACGCTCGATCTCACCGGCTATTTGCCCGTGGCCGAGATCGGCGGCGAGGCGGTTTACGTCGTGGACATCGAAGCGATGGGCTTCCTGCCCACGGCCGAGATCGATGCACCTGTCTTCCAGTTCGAAATCACGGCCGACGTACAGGGATACTTGCCGACGGCGGAAGGCTCCATGGCGCTCTCGCCCGAGGCCGAGATCGCGGCGGAAGGGTATCTGCCATTCACTCAAGGCATGATCCAGTTCCCGACTCGCATCACGGCTGAGATGGAAGGCTATCTGCCCGTGGCGCTGATCGGCGTCGGCCTCAATCTGGAACTGGAGATCGACCTAAACGGGCTGTTGCCGTTCGCCGAGATCGCGGCCGAGCCGTTTGCCTATGTCGCAACGGCCGATGTCACCGGCTATCTGCCCGTGGCCGAGATCGGCGGCGAGGCGGTCTATGAAGTGGATATCGAGGCGCTCGGCTTGCTTCCCACCATGGAAGGCTTGATCGACATCCCGCAGACCAATGAGGCCACAATCGTCGGCATGGGGCTCCTTCCCGTGATTGAGATCGAGGCCAAGTCGCGCAACGTTGCCACACTCTCGGCGACGGGCTATCTCGCGACGATGGAAGCGACGTACACTGTCGGAGCGGTGGAAGTCACTCTTGATCTTGTCGGCTATCTACCCATCGGAAGCGGCGCGAGTTCGGCGCGGCCGGGCGCTATCGCCCCGAGTGCTTCCACGGCCAACTCTTCGCTAACCGTGGGCGGCGGTCCCGTCCTAAGATACGGCTCCGGACTAAAGGTAGGTTGATCATGCCCGTTGTCACTCGAATGACTTCTTTCGTTGAAATCGGCCCGGATTGGGAGCCGCTCACGAATGGCCAAACGTTTGTCCTGATTCAGGCGATCTCCACGGGCGTCGTCCACATTCACGGCGCGGCGGCCGGCGATTCCGATCCGGCCGGCGATGAGGGCCATGTGACCATTGCCCGCAACTCGACGGACATGGAGTCGTCGTTCTCGGCCGGCGGGCTCCCGGAGGGCACGCGCTTCTTCGCGCGCGCCGTGAAGGGCCGCGAGACTATCTCCGTGCTCGCCTACTGATATCGTGCTTGACGGCTACGTGTTGAACGTGGCGCTCCAGAACCTTGCGGGCCGGCATGAACGAACGCCGGCCCGCCGCTACGTCTTCCTCATTCCAAGCCTGCGCCATGCGGCACATGATGGCCCAGACGCCGAGCACCTTGGCAACGCCGCGATCATAGCGCATAGTCATGAATAGGTCGTAGAGATCGGCCCCGCGCGTCTTCCTCCGGTTCGCGTGGGAAGTGCGGCAACCGTTAGAGCAAAAGAACTGCTCGTGGTCGCGCGTTTTGGTGAATTGGCTACCACATTCGATGCACTTGCACATGATCGTCTCCAGCACGATTTGATGCCTGACGTGTACACGGCAATAGCACTTTGTGCAAACAAAAAGTTGGTATAAAGTCCCGTATGGTTAACAAGGGAGCGGAAACCAATGGATGCACGGGTGCGCAATATCCAACTCGAATTGCTCGACAAGGGCTATGATCTCGGCCGCTGGGGCGCAGATGGCGACATGGGGCCGGCGACGGAGGTGGCCGCCATCGCCGCGATCCGGGCCTCGCCGCGCGTCTCGCCGTTGACGGGCGACACGGTGGCCGAAGTGATCGAGCGGCCGAGCGGGTTCAAGATACCGGCGATATGGATGCCCGACGCCAAGATGTCGCGTATCATCTGGCATTGGACAGCCGGGAGCTACAACGCTTCGGAAACCGACAAAGAGCACTATCACATGGTGATCGAAGGCGATGACGACGTGATCAAGGGCGAGTTTTCGATCAAGGCCAATGAGCGGATCATGGGCGAGGGAACCTATGCTGCGCACACCCTCGGGACGAACACGGGCTCAATCGGCCTGTCGGTGTGCTGCATGGCGGGGGCCACCGAATCGCCGTATAACCCCGGCAAGTACCCCTTCAAGCGCAGTCAGCTCTTGCAGCTCGTGAGTATCACGGCCCAGCTCTGCGCCCGGTACAAAATCCCCGTCGGGCGGAGAACCACGCTTTCGCATGCCGAAGTCCAACCGACTTTGGGGATTCAGCAACGCGGCAAGTGGGATTATACCCGCTTGCCATTCGAGCCGGGCATCATCGGAGCCGTAGCCGTTGGTGATTACATCCGGAATCTTGTCACGGCGGAACTCGGATAACGCATGATCAAGATTATCGCAGTCATCGCCGCCGTGGCCACGTTGGCCGGATGCCAAGCAACCGCCAACGTGGACTCCACGATTCAGAGCAATCTACCCAGAACATGCGCTCTGATCGAGACTTCACATGCCGCCTTTGCGGTGCTTGCCGCCACCGGCCAGATCAGCCGGAAGACAGCAAACGCCGAGATGGCGGCCTACACAAGCACTCGGGCCATTTGCGCCAACCCACAAAGCGCTACGGCCGCCGACGCGCTCATCACGGCCGCCAGCGCCTATGCAACGATTTCGTCGGCGCTTGGTTCGGCTCGGAAGAAAAAGAGAGACAAATGAACGAAACACCGGAATGGCTGCGGGAAATCTACGGGGTGTTCTCCCCGATCCTCCAGCTTCTCGTAATGACCGTCGGCCCCGTCCTCGTGACATGGATTTCGGTCAAGATCGCAGCCGTGCTCAACGTCAAGCAAGAGGCAGATCGAGCCGCGCTGGAGAAAGCCTTGCGCGACGCGATCCACGCCTCATCGCAAAACGCATGGCTCTATGCCTTGAAAAAATTGGGGCTCTCTTTTAACGATATAAGGGGGCTCGGAGACAACCAGCTTGTGGATACGCTTCGAACGGCAAAGGAATACGTCAAGGATAAAAACCCGGAAGGGCTGGCCAAGCTTGGCGTTTCTGATAAGCAGCTCGAAGATATCCTACTGGCGAAATTGCCGTCGTCCGTCCAATCGTGAAAACGAGATAGTGGCAGGATTATGAGCGCCGGCCCCCAAAAGGGTCGGCGTTTCGCTTGATAAATGGCAAGATTTTGGAGTGTCTGGATCGGTGCTTACATATTAAACTGCACGCATTATGGCCCAGATCGATACGACTCATGGAAGGATGGCCACCATGTTTTGGGGTGTAGGCGATACCTCGAAGCTCGCGCCCGAGGAACGCCAGACGCTCGACGCATTGCGTCGGCTCGGTGAGACGGGGCATATCGTGGGCTTGACGCCGGATCAAACTAAGGTCGCCATTGCCGCGATCCAGTTCTACGCGAGCGTTACCGCTACCACGGGGATCATCGCCGGGGCGCGTAATGTGCTGCTCTTCCTTGGCTCTCTATGTGTCATGTGGTGGGCTGTAAAAGACATCGCAGTTCAATTCATCAAGACATCCGCAGGGGGTTAACGTGGCGCGTTTTTCTTGGGCATGGTGGCGGTTCCGGTTCATGGAGCTGTCGGCGGCCTTGGTCATCTTGATTTCGGTGCTGTATCTCACGGACTACGTGCAGATGCGGCAACGCGCTGACGTGCCGGCGGCCAACTGGTTCACGGTGAACGACATCTACATCCCGGATCACCGGGCCGACGAAAACCCCACGATCACCTATGATCGCACCATCAAAGAACCGTTCCGGGGCTTTTGGGTGATCGAGGTTGAGCGGCTGTTGGACGACGGCAAGTCGGTGCTCGAATGCACCGGGGCCGGCGTCAATGACTACGAGATAGCCGATTACATCCCGCGCAACGCCGTGTCGTTTGAATGGTTCATCGGCCGGCGGTGCGCGCTGTTGCCGCCGGGCTCCTATCGGATTCGAGGGAGCTGGAAGATGAAACGCCCCGGCTGGCCAGACAAGCAAATCGTGAAATATTCGAACATCTTCAGGATCGACGCGGCCAACGCTCGATAGCATCGGCCGTGCCGGCGTCCTCGCAGGCGTTGAAGACGTGCTGGCCGATTGTCTCGGCATCGTCAACGGTGAGCACCTTGCGCGCCACGAGCGCCGTGAGCATCTCGCTCATGAACGCGGCCGGATCGGCCTTGGCGAGGTGCTTGACCTGTAAGTTGATCATCTCGGCATTCTTGCGGTCGAAGATGCGAACGATAAGGGATTCCATCACACGGCTCCTATATGACGGCATCGGTCGAACCGCGCCGGAACTTGGCTATGATCTTTCGAGCCCATCGAACCTGTTTGCTAGAAAGCTCGTAGTCGTATCCGTACTCATAGGGGATTGTGCGGGCGAAATCGAGTTCCGGGAAGGATAGGATTTCGCGGCCTTCTTCTCCGGCTTTCTTGAGGGCGTCGAGGATTTCTCGGGAATCAAGGCCGCCATCGCCGTTCGAAAATCCCGATGTATGTTGCTTTTGTCGTGGCTCTTCATGGTAGTAACCCCCTGAATAGTTGCGTCGATATGGTTGCTGCGGCGCGTCCCGGTAGACGACTTTTTCGATGATTCGCTCTTTACCGGAGAGCAAGAGTTCGGTGATCGTCAGCTTTTCGTCGGCCGCGATTTTCTTGATAAAACGCAAGGCGTTGAGCTGCTCGCCCTCGTGATCCGAGCCGAGCATGCCAACGAACTTCCGGAGCTTGTCATGGTCAATAGGCATGGGTGGCGAGAGCGAACGACACGAGGCCGTAGATCAAGACGCGATCCGGGTTGAGTTCTATCCCGACTGTCGATTTGAGTGCAATGCAGACGGCATGCACGGCCACGACTACAAGCAATGTTGTGATGACAGACGCGGTGAACTTGATCATTACGGTGCTCCGGGGTCCATGCGGTTGAGGGCGCGGGCGAACGCTTCACGCCGCTCTTTCCATTCGGCCTGCCATGTCTCGTAGCCCTCGTAGTCCTCGGCAGGCCATGACAGGTTGGACAGGCGCGCCGCTTCGAGGCAGAGCCGCGTGTAAAGCCGGCCTTTCGGAGTGGCGAAAACATAGCTCTTGGTGCGGACGGAGCCCGAGCCGTAGATGCCCCGGCCGGGGTAGTGCCGGAATTCGATGAGCCCGGCTCGGTCGAAAGCATGGGCTCGATTCACCGAGAGCCGCCATATCTGATAGCGGTTCTTTTGATAGCCGTCGGGGATCGCCGAGACTTGTCGTAGTGGTTGGACGCCATTTGAGGCCGTGCAGATGAGTGCGACGATATCGGCGTGCTTCATTTGACGTTGATCCTTATCCGGAAGAAGGGAGCCCATGCGTTGCGAGCCATCCAGAAGCGGCCTAGCCGATCCTCGTAGAGATCGACGGGCTCCCAGAAGATATGATCAAAGAACCAATGTTCGCTGTAGCGCATGGGCCGGCCGCCAGTGAGACGCCAAAGCCACTTCATTCGCGTGGTGCCTTCAACGCGCCCGGCATGCCTTCAAATTTGATCTTGATCTCGTTCATACCAGTTCCTCAATCTCGGCCTCGATAGCGGCCCGCTCCAGTGGATCATCAAAAAGGGTGTTCTGTTTCCCCCATACCGTCCACCCGTCGCGAGACTGGCGGCCGAAAAGCTCCAAATAAGGCCCGTGGGTGAGCCTCATGATCTCGGATGGGATTTCATCCGGTTTGCGCGAGTGTTCGCGTCTGGGGGCCAGAATGAGCCGCCTAACGTCCTTTGCGACGCGCTTGGGCTGTCTCCATGTCGAGAGAAAGACTCGCTCCATCTCCTGCTCATCGGCGGCCAGATAGGTTTCGTAGGCGTGCTCCGGGTTGGCGCGCGTCCAAAAGCCCGTGCCGATGGGGAATTTGCTCGTGTCCGTCTTGGCAATCTTGCCCCAATAGAAGCCGACGGTTTTGTACTTGAAGCCCCATGCCCGGATCACGTCGAGCGCGATTTCGGCGTGACTGTCGATCACCCAAAAGTGCATCAACGTTCCTTCCGGGTGGCAGAGATCGCGCACCGGCAAGGCCTTGATCTCATCAAGGGTCATCGTGTCATAGTGGTTATCCGGGCTCTTACCCTTCCCCTTGCCAGACCATGTGACGTACTGCCACGGCACGTCTACATAGAGGACGCGGTAGTGTTGTTTCCGCAGGCCCTTGAACGGGCCTTCTGTTATGAGCATTCCAGCGCCCTCAATGCGTGTTCGTTGCCGCGCCTGATCTCATCGGCGCGCTGTCGGATTCGGTTCTCGATCTCTCGGGTGTCCCGGCCCGTGCCGGAGTTGCCGCAGTAGGATAGGACGCCCACCATCTTGCCGGCAACGTAGACCTTGAAATGGCTTCCCCCGGTTTTGATCTCGTAGGGCAGGCCGGTGCCCTTCAAACATTCGAGCGTGCGACGCATGCCCTTGGAATGCGGGATTTTCATATCAAGTCCTCCACATTGAAATCGTCTTCAGACACCACGACGGTCACCTTTTTCTTGGGCTTGGCCGGGCCGGTGCCGAGATAGGCGATGAGGTTGGCTAGGTCGGCTTTGGTCATAAGGGCGTGCGGGACGCCCTTATGGTAGGTGTTGAGCTGGAACACTGTCAGCTCGCCGTCACGCTCGACTGACAGGTTGCCGAAGATCATACGACGCCCTCGCCGTCGCCCTCATCGTCCCGGAGATCGTCATCCGGCGTGTAGTCGAGCATCCCGAGGGCGTTGAGATAGGTTTCAAGGATGGCCTCTTGCTCGGCGCGTTCGTCGCGATCCTGTTTCCGGATTTGGATGACCTTACGCAGAATTTTGGCGTCAAAGCCGGTGCCCTTGGCCTCGCCATAGACATCCTTGATGTCGTCGCCGATTGTCTTGCGCTCTTCCTCCAGCCGTTCGATGCGCTCGACAAAGGACCGGAGCTGATCGCGCGCCACGGCCGCCGCGTTGTCGCTCTTGTGTGTTTCGCGGCCGTCGCCGCCGCGTGCTCTCGCCCGGCGCGCCATTAAACCAAGTCCTCTACATTGACTTCATCGGGAACCTCCGGATCGTCGCCGCCCGTCTTGGCATTGCGGTCGGCGTCATCCAACACCTCGCCGCCGTGCGGATCGATCTTGCTGGCCCCGTCGCGCTTGAAGATCGCGTACTCATCGCGTTTCACTTTCTTGACGCGGGGATCGTTCGGATAGGGCTCGTTCGGCTCGATCTCGAAGACGGCGTTTTGATCGGGCCAGTGCCAGAAGCTCTTGGTGGCGTAGACCTTGGCCCCGAAGTGCAAGGGGGCTGTCGGGTTGGATTGAGGCGCGTTGCTCTTCGCGGCCGTCGGCGATGCCTTCTCAGCCGGCTTGGGCAGGGGGTGTTCGGTGAGGTAGTTGCCGACGAACTCGGCCGCCGCTTCCTCTTCAATGAAGGCCATGCCGCTCGCCGGATGGCAGAAGATATGCGACACCCATTCATTGTGCGGCACGATGATGAGACTCCCCGGTCCCACGAGAATGCCCGGCACGGGGATCAAGGGTTGGGCGAGCTGGCCGGTGAGGTTCCACCAACCGACAATCGGATAATCCCGGTGGTCGCCGTCTTCGTCATATTGGCGTAGGACCGTGCCTTGCGCGGCCGCGATCTGGTTATTCATGCGCTCACTCCATAGCGTTGCATTAGGATGTCTTCGATGGCGTTTTTGATCATGGCTGCGTTGAGGTTTTGCAACGAGCCGCCGGCTTTGTCGGAGTCGGAAATGTAGAGCGGCTCTTGGCGAATCCAGAAGGCCAGATAGAGAAGTGGCACGGCTTCGATCTCTTCGATGCCGTTAACCCGGATATACTCGGAAAGCGGAATGACGGCGCTTTGAACGTCGGGCGCGTTGATGGCCGCAAGGGCGGTGTAAACGAACCGCTCTTCGCGCATGGCTTGATCCATGATCTCCACGATATGGTAGGCCTTGCGCAGGGATTCGATAGCTTCCTCGCGCTCGACGTTACGGTGGCGCGAGATGTATTTCAGGATCGTATGCGAGCCGGCATCCCACCCATTGTTGAGTGTGAAATGGAATGGCTGCATAGGCAGCTTCAGATAGTGGTTGCCCCCGACTTGCCTATTCATGGCCATGGTTACCTCAATTAAGAATCAGCTTTCCGCCCTTTTGGGCGGCGGCGAGATCAGCAGCGGTTAGGCGGCGGCCAGTCAAGGGGTTGATCTGCTCGGCCACAACCATTGTGCCGACACCCTCAACGGTGGTCGGCAAGCGGTCCACGAGATGATCGGGGTCCATCACATGGCCTTCGATAAGCCACTTACAGGTGACACCGAGGAAGAAGGGCGCAAGCATCTGCGGATCAATGGCAGACATGCGGCCGATCCGAAAAGCGCACTGGATGATCATGTTTGATACGCGGTGAATTGCAGCGGCCGAGACACCCGGCTTGATGGCGCAGACCTGTTGGACCCAACGCGCACGACGCTCTTCGAGGACTACGCGGGGGTCACGAACCATGATGCTGTCAAGGATGACATCCACGGCGGCGGGGGGCATTCGGATCATGTGCGACTCCATTTCAGAGCCGCACACTAGCCAACTATTTGTTGGCAGTCAAGCGTCTCTTGGGTCCGTCCCGGTTGGCGATATGGGGGTGCCCGGAACCATGACATGCACTTCCGTTTTGACGGCCAACGGATCGGGCGTCAACGCTTGTCCCACGGCGTATTTCGAGCCGCAGAACGGGCAGTAGGTGGCCACGGCCAGCGTGGCTTTCGCCTTCCCGCGCCCGCGTTCGATCTGCTCGGTTGAAATGAAAACGGTGTCGGGCGGAATTGGCGCGCCGCGCATGGTAAAGAGGATGGGCACGACAAGCCGGGTGTTGCGCGGGGCCAGCTTTTCATTCATTTGCGCGATGCAATCACACATTGGGGATCACCTCGCTTGTCGTCAGCACGTCTTCGAGATTGAGGAAGACGGGCAGGCCGTTCTTATGTGACGTGGCATTGAACTTTTTCGAGATGGCCTGTCGCATGTCCACGATGCCGAGCTTGCGCGCCACGGCGTTGACGACGGCCATGGAATAGATAACGTGGTCCAACTGGTAGGACCGGAAAAGCTCGGCCGGCATGCGCTCGGAACCGCGGTTGTCGGTCGGCGAGATGAACTGCATGAAGTGCGCGCCAACAAGCTCACTGACAGTCGTGTAAAGCCATATCCCGTGAGCATTGAGATCGAAATGGGCGGGCAGCGGTTCGGCCGCTTCCGTCGTGCGGAACTCCGGGAGGTTGGCGGCCATGGCCGCGAGATCGAGGCAAATGGCGATATCCGCCAGCTCGGCGATAGCGTGCTCGACCGTGGCTCGCGATCCCACCTCGCCGGCCGACTCGCGCACGAGTTTCTTGAGCACGTTGCAGGCCTCGCCCGTTTCGCCGGCCAGCTCGTTCATGCGCCAATCCATGTCGATCTTGCCGCTCGCGCCCCAGATTTTCGCGCGTTCGGTGTTGGCACGGCGTAGGCTATTCAGGATCAGATTCGGCATTGGTATCTCCAGCTTCAGGGGAAAGGGATGTCGGGTAGGCTCGTTATGTGCTCTTCGGGGAAGTTGAGCCATGCGAATTCCCCATAGAGTTCGAATGCTTTGGCATCGTAGGCGCGGGCCGCGTCTTCCTTTGTCTGGAAGTGCCCGAGATTCAGCGTCTTCTCATTGTGGGTGATCCGGGCGCGGAAACAGTTTCGGTCGGCATAGACACCCTTGAAGCCGCTCTTGGCGAACGGCCGGCGGTTGGCGTTGTTTTGCTGATAGGTCGCCACCCGGAGGTTCGGCCGCTCATTGCAGAGCGTGTCGTTATTCTTGTGATCCACCCGCAGATGCGGCGGCGCGCCCACGATGATCTTGTGCAGATAGAGGCAAACGTGCTTGCCGTTCACGCGGAAGTCGGAGCGGACGTAAGGCAGACCGCTCGACTTCGAAACGTCGGCGTACCAGCGCTTGTCTTTCACCCGTGCCACGTCGATATCGCTCACGGAAAACTGAAAGCCGTTCGATGTCCAGAAGCGTTCGGGCATTAGAGATCGTGCGGCACATAGCCTTCCGGGACGTGGATGTTATGCGCGTACACGGCAACCCGCTCCATCTTCGTCCGCGCCGCCTCTTGCACGGCGTAGGGATCGAGATAGCCCATGTAGAAAGCCCACTTGATGAGCCCCAGCATGTCGCCGAGTTCCTTGGACAGATGATGCAAATTGTGGCCTTGGTCAGCCTTCGGGTGGTAGCTGAATTCCCCGTGCTGGAGAAGCTTGCAAACCGCTTGCACGATCTCGCCGGCTTCCTCGGCGATCTTGGTGAAAACTTCTTCTTTCGCGGCGTCTGGCACTTGGCTCATTGCGGAGTCTCCGGAACTGGCGCTGACATGCCCTCGGCCTGTGCTATGAATTCCTTCATGGCCGTGATCATGTCTTTGCGGTCGGCGTTGCTGATATAGTCGGACTGGCCTTTTTCCGCGCCGAACTCGAAGATCAGAAGGGCAAAGGCCATGCGCTGGCCGTAGATCTTCGGTAGGACATCCTTGCCGAGGAAAACGCCCAAATCGTTGAGCGGACTTTTGGGCCGCTTGGCGTCGCGTTCGGCTTGCTCTTCCGCATGTGTCATTTCTTCTTCTCCGGGTTGACGGGCAAGAGGGAGATCACGGCGTAGCCGGCGGCCAGACCGTAGCCCGGCCCGTAGAGGATCATCCCGGCCTTGAAAACCAGCTTGGGCAGCTTGTGCTTGTGCCGGTCGAATTCGAAGTTTTTCGGGAGATCGGACTCGTCGTAGCGATACAGGTGCAGCTCATCACCCGGCTTGTAATCGCGGTCGTTTTGCCGGGCCTCGAATGTCTTCTCGCCCTTCTCGACGGACGCCCAGAACTGCGGAAGGGTCTTCAAATGATGCTCGGCCATTTAGTGCTCCGGATATGGCGGTCGGCTATCGCCGGCCGTGGGGATGGGTTGGTCGGGCCGGTACGATCTCGGCGGCCGGCCGTTCATGGCGACGTGCATAGCCGCCTCGGGCGTGGTTTCTACCGAGAGGATTTTGGCCGGCGTGCGGGCCGGAACCCACGGAAGCACGAGCCATTCGAGAACGTTATCGCGGCGGCGCGGGCGGATGCGAAACCGTTTCTTAGCCATTCCCCGGCCTTTCGATGACGGACGGCACGGCATAGACAAAGCATTCCAGATACTTCCACTCCTGATTCTCATCGGTGTGGCCGGAGCGCTTGAAGTAGCGCGATCCCCATTGGATTACGTCGGGCTCACCCTTGGCGAAACGCGGAACCTTGACCTTGGCCACTAGGTCTTTCGGCTGCATCGTGCCGGTGTAGAGGCCGAATTCCTTGTGCATGGGGGTCGGATCGGTCAATTCTTCGCTCCCTCGTGCCAGACCGTTTGCCCGTCTTTCGAACGGCATAGGTCGCTCACCGGATCGTAGATCACCACGTTGTCGGGGAGGTGCTTGATGCAAACCCAATGGGCTTGTCCATCCGGCGCGTCGATTGGCGAGCACATGAAGATCGAGCCGTTGCCATAGGCGAGGTGGTTGCCCTCCAGAAGGCAATTGTAGCAATTGGCGTGGCTCTCGCCGATGGTGTCGTAGACTTCCGGGCGGCCGTCGGGCCGGGTGATGTTAACTGCGGTCATTCCTGCGGCCCTGTCTTTGCATATCCGATGATCTTCGGCTCGGGGGCCTTGCCTGTCTCAGGATCGAGGCCCCACTTTTTCGCCATGTAGTTCCGAACCCGGTCGATTTCTTCCGGGCTCAAGGGATTGTCGGCGAGGTATTGCGCCAAACGTTGTTCGGCGGCGGTGAGCGCGTCGGTCATCGTGCGATCCCCGGTACGGCTTCACCCGGCTTGAACTTGCGCTGCGATTTCTTGATCGCGGCGTCGAGCTGCGCCTTGGTGATTGGGTTGCAGAGCATGACGACGCCCGGCTTTTCGAGGAAGCCGGCGGCTACGATCTCGTGCCACGGTCCCTCGAATCCTTGACCATTGACAACGCAGATGAAAGTGTGCGGCTTGATTGAACGGGTTTCGAACCAGACGACGGGGTTGCCACCGGACGAACGAATTTCGGCGCTTCGAACCGCCGCTTTTTCATGTTCCATTTCACGCTCCTGAAATCGACATGCTCGACGCTTTGGAAGGCGGTAAAGTGCCCGTCTTCCACAAGGGTCAACATGATCCGGCCGTCGGTCTTCGAGACGCGAACGGTGTCCATATGCCCCGTGAAAACGTCCTCCGGCTCGCCCTCATCGTACTCGCGATAGATCGTGATGGGGTGGCCACGATACCGCCGCTCAATGAGGTAGAGAGCGAGCCGGAGAAGTTGCGGCCGCACCGGCTTGATGAGTTTCTGGATCAAGGGGCGCAGCCGATCTTTCATCCGATCTGCCTCGCCAGCTCGGCTTCAACCTCACGCTCTAAATCGGCGTCCACGGCGCGCGCGGCGGCAATGGTCGAATTCGCCGGGCCGCCGTTGCGGAAGATGTCGGGGTTTTGGGTGCGCGGCATGACGGGCGTAGTGGTTGCGTCATGGCCGGCGGCCGCCAGCCGGCGCAGTCGTTCGGCGAGATCGTCATCGGCCGAGGCTTCGACCTTGATGGCCGCGACGGGTGGAACGCTCGGCTCCAGTGGCTCGGCCATGATCTTGCCGGCGACGGTGCCTGTCTTCAGGAGGAATTCCTTTAGCAAGGGCTTGTCGAGCCGGGCGAATTCCGGGTGATCCTTGATGGCCGTTGCGATCATCGATTCAAGCATCTTGTCGCGGGTGTGGACTCGAGCCTCGGTCAAATCGTGGAAGCGCTTGCCGTCGGCCGCTTGGTAGGCCGGCACGGTCTTAATCTGGAATTGGTCTTTCAGGGTCAATGCCATCGGATGTCCTTTCGTCAGGAGGGCACGGTAGACATAACCAACTATTTGTTGGTGGTCAACCGGGGAATGCGGTGAGCATGAGATAGATCAGAAGGGCTAGAATGGCGATTGTTGCGATGCTTCGAACCATTCCAGTCTTCCTGTCCATCATTTAATCAGTTGATTAATCAGCCATAGTTGGAACGCCAATCGGTCGCTCGGTGCGAGGGCCTTATACGTCCTGCGAAGCGGATCGACCATACGTTCCAGCGCAGAATCCTTGGCCGCTCGGGCCTCCATGGCCTTGCGGCGCTTGGCGGTTTCAGCCATCCGGTCGAACGTGCGCCATGTGGCCTCGTGCGGGTGTGTCTCGGCGCGCCTGTATTCCATCTGCCCGGAGACGACTTCGATCACCTTGCCGTTCTCATCCAGCGTCGCCGGGGCGAGGTAAACGCCGCCGACGGCGGCCGGTGCTTTCTTGAGCTGGAACCAACTGGCGCGCCGCTCCACATAGTCGGCGGCGAGGCCGTTGTGCTTCTCCAGCAAGGCATGCGTGATGATCGCGTGATGGATTTTCCCGTCCGATCCCATGCGGCGGCCGAGGTAGACGATTTCGGTGGGCTCGGTCATGGTCTGTTGTGTCCCTTCCCTTCTTCAGCGCGAATGATGGCCTCGCGTTGCCGAGCCGTGCGCCCGCCGACTTCCTCGGCGAATGCGTCGGCGGTCAAGTTGCCGTTGAGCATGCCCCGGATGAGATCACTACCATCCGAGAAGCCTTGGGCGTAGGACGCGGCGGAATCCCAAGTGATGAACGCCCAAAGCTGGAGAAGACTGGCGAGCATCTTGCGCGGCATCATCGTATAAAGATCGCCGGTATATGAGCTGTTTAGGAACGTGGCGGCCCCTTGCTCCAGCGTGGCCGGCACGGGGTAAGCCTCAGCCATTGCCTCGATTATTTCGTTGAAGAGCTTTTGCATGATCCGGGCTGGCGACTCTTCCATTCGGCCATCGCGCCATGAGCCTTCTTTTGCGAAAACGGCGTTTTCGGTCGGATCGTATTTGTGGGCCGAGAGATGCGGATGCGGCAAGTGATGCTCGGCGCGCACCGAACGAACGGGGATGACATAGGGGTTGCCTTCGTCAGCCATCTTCGAGGCGTCCTCGGCCTTCCACAAGAGCCGCAGGCAGTAATTGCAGATGTCGGCCTTGTCCCGGTTCGCGTGGCCGTCCACGAGGCAGGAAGGGCACGTTATGAGCCGACTGCGGGAAACCGAACGGGCGCGCCGGGCCTTCAGCACTTCCATGCGTTTCTCATCGCCCTTGGCCACGTCGAATAGTTCGCGCTCGGTTGCGGATTCCCCGTATCTCATCCCTCGCGCTCCAGCTTTCTCATCAATCTGTTGATCATGGATTGCGCCCAGACGCCGGGATTCTCGATATCCCGCAGGCCGTGCGCGGCGGCTTCCTCGCCGCTCTTGAAAACGGGCACGGGGCTCTCGTAACCCCAGACTTCCGGCGCGATCTCTTCGCGCGTCATCCGGAAGGCGAGCAAGTTATCCGCGCCATGGCAGGCCACCCACCCGGCACATAGATTACCGTCGCGTTGGTGGCAATCGAAGACGCCCCACGCTCCATTGAAGACTTGTTCTGCGATCTCGCCGTCATAGCGCGGAAGCTTCTCGTATTCGTGCTCGGCCCAGACGCCCGACGGGACATCGCAGCGATACGGGCACGACTTACACGGGGCCTTGGCGATGGTGTGAGTCATGGGTAGAACTCCCTGAATTTCTCGGCGACATGCACGAACTTGCGCAGCGCTTCATCAACTGTCGTGAATTCCGGGCCGGCGTCGTAGGAACCGCCGATGTCGCACGGGTAGCCCGTCTCATCGGCCAGATAGTAGCCGTTGGGCATGCGTACCTCGAAGACGTTCGGCCCGGCGATAACGTTGGCTTGGATTTGCACGCCGCGCGGCTTGGGCTTCGGCGTCGGCTTGAAATCAGGATTGATCTCGCGCGTCCGCTTGCCGGTTTTCGGATCGGTCGTAGTTCGGCTGTTAGGTTGCCTCGGGCCGGCGCTCATGTGTTCCTCTTTGATTCCCAATGCTTCGGCCGCTTGCCGTAGGATCGCGTCTTCCAAGTCCTTATAGGGGTGGCTGTATTTCGGGGCCTCGTACCAGCGCAGAATCTCTTCGGCGCTCGGCCCTTTGGAATAGGTGCCGCTATAGCCGGTCTTCTCCCACTTGATGCTCATTGCGCCTTCTTCCATTCGACCTTGTGCCAGTTGTCGGCCAGCCACTCACCGCAACGCCGCATGGCGCGTTCCTTGGTATCGAAACCCCCGAAGCGCTGGCCTAGACAACAAGCATACCACGGGCCTTCCTCATGCAGTTGGACGACATACGCCAGCTTGAGATAGTAGAGCCGTTCCGGGTCGGTTTCATCGTCATAGATGACGGTGATCTCTTCGCTCCAGTGCTCGCCGCTCGCTGTCCATGCCATTGCCGTGTACTCTCCTAGAGCGGCTTGAGGTAGACGTGATACCAGCCTACAAGAGTGAACGTCATGCGATCCTCACAAATTGAATTCCGGATGCGAAAAACCGCCGTAGGGCTTCATTGGACTCCGCGTCTTGACCTGTTAGAAATCTATACGTCGCAGAGCCCGGCCGGCCTTTGGAGATTTGGTGTTCGTTGCGCTCCACGATCTTCGACGCTTTCACGTAGATATTTCTGGCGGCCGGCGGGCTGATCGCGAAACGTTCGGCGATCTCTATAAACGTCATCCCGCCTTCCCTCATCTGATAGACTTCGCGTTGGCGGTGTTCGCGTTCTTCTTCGAGCGTGCGCGGCGGCAAACCTCGGCGCGCCCATTCGGCCTCTCGTGCGGCTTTGTTGGCGAGCTTTTTGGCTTCGATTTCCCTTTTGCGTTTAGCCTCTTGGTGTCGGGCAATCGGTTGATATCGTACGAACGCGAGCCGGTGTTTGATACCCCGGAGTTTCGGGGTGTGAATTCCTACTTGGGCTCGGGCAAAGCGAAATTCGGCGGTATTTTCATCGAACTGCAACATACGACTATTGGCGTCTTTTATCTTAGCCGTAAGCATATCGCGCTCGGTCACCAGCTCGGCAATTTCGGCTTGTTCCTCCGGTTCGTATTTCATGCGAATCTCCGTAAGGTGCCGGCGCGATCTATGCGGGCAGGGGTGTGCAGACCGCGCCGGCTATTCCCGGTCGCGTTTCACCGGGATTCTTTAACGAGTTTTTCGACCATCTCTCGGGCTTCTAGCTCGGCCTTCCCAATCGATTGTACGAATTCCTTTCGCGTCGGGCCTTCCATGCGCGGTGTGACCCTGATGACGAGGTATCTGATCGCGTTGAGGATTACGGCGTTTCCCATGAGCGAAACGGTCAGTGCTTGTTTCTCAGTCGGTGTGAGCATTAGTTCAACTCCCGGAGTGGCTTGAAGCCGTCGATTAGAAAGAAATGATCCTCGGGCAGCTCGGCGAACGAGAGGAACCGCAGGCTCCCGATGAGCCGCCGATCTCGCACGGTGAGCCGCGCGCCGATAGGGCAGATCGTGGTGCCCTCGCCGAAGGCGTTCACCCAATCGTCGCGCTGACAGATGCACTTGTCACCGGGGGCCATCAATCACGCCCCCATGTGCCGCAGAGCTTGCACGTTCGCGTGGGGCCGTTCATGCTGTAGCCGAAATCCCAATCGTGCTCACAGAGTGCAGAGCTTTTCATAAGCTCGGCCGTGGCCTCGGCACAGGCCTGAAGTCCGCAGCCTTCGACCGGCGCGCCGAGGCTCGCAAGGGCGTCCATAATTGCCATCTGATTTGTGAAGAGCTGGCGGGTGATTGCTTTGTCGGTCATGGCGTCATCCGGCAAACGACGGCCGCCATGTCCTCGCCCATGGCTTCGAGCTGTTTGAGATACTCGGCGGCCTCGGCCTCGGTGGCGAAATAGTCGGTGTCCCGACTGCCCGGCTCTAGGAAGCCATCCGGCCCGGTGTAGATCGTGCCGACATACCAGCCCGCGCCAGATTTGAGCACCTGAAGATCGGAATAGCCTTCCTTCTCAGGCAACCAGCTCGCATGTGTGACCATCGGTGATTTCATTGCTCTTCTCCAGTTGAGCGATAAAAGGGTATCCTAAATTTAGACGACGGCGGATTGCGACGCCGGGTGAGTTCATACCTCACCATCTCCCTGTCGAGGCGTCCTAACCAGCTAGACGATCGGTTCGCTCACCGAGCCGGATTCGAACCGGCGTTTCCTCATTTCAAACTCTTGCGGAAGCGAGGACCGCCACCCGTTGGCGGCCCTCATAACGGTTGCCGGCGGCATTGCGGTCGTAACTCCCTCCACGGGAGCCCGGTGCCGCGCCACGGGATAGTCCGTCTTCCGTCTGCTCGTGGTGTCGGGGAGTTTCACCCTTCGGGCGCAAGCGCCCGTTTCTTTGAGTTCGTTGCCACTACCGCCCCGGCCCGTAAGCGCTTGGCGGTGATCCAGCATATATCACCAACTTTTTGTTGGCACAATAGGGAATATAAAGAAAAACCCCGGCCGTTGTGAGCCGGGGTTTCGGGAGGGAACAATCAATCTCAAGCCATGAAGAGCCCGTGTTATACGCTCAATCGGTCCAAACGTCAAATAGCTCGCCGCCGTGTTTGACGCCCTCGGCATACCAGTGGATTTGCTCGCCGCGCACTTCGCCGTCACAATGCAGGCATTTGAACCGCTTGTTGAGGTGGACGCCATCCGAGGGCCGGAAGAATTCGTGGCGAGTACACGCCGCCAATTTAGCGTGGTTCTCGCGCACTTCGGCGAGGATCGCGTTGCCTTCTCCCGGCTTGAGCCCAACGAACTCACCGAGCTGGTCTACCGTCTTCACGTCATTGAGGGTTTTCGGGGTCACGGGGAAGCATCCTCCAGATTCGCATGGCCCGTTCGGCCAGTTGCGGTTTCGACATGGCCATCATTTCGGCGTACAGCTCTCCCTCAACTCTTGATCCGCTCATCTGCTCGATCTTCGAGACGATCTCGGCCTTGCTGCGGCGCATGAAGTATCGGTGATCCGGGGTGACGTGATATTCCACGATGGTCATAGAAAGCTCTCCAGATGGTTTAGGGGGCTGGATTCGAACCAGCGGTAACCAGTACCAAAAACTGGCGGCTTACCGGACTTGCCTACCCCTAAATGCAGCCCCCGAGGTTTTGCCGCTGGAGACGGATCGGCCTCGGGGGCGTACCGGAAAGGAACCGGCATTTCCAAAATCTCGAATTCTCGGGAAAAGTCAAATCGATTTTGGATTTTTCGATTTCACGAAAAAGGGCGATTCCAATCCGAAAATTTCGTTTTGGAACCGCCCTTTAAAAAGTGCAGGCGCTGCGAGGGCCTACCCTTCCTGACGCTAGATGTATGTCATCAATTCCCGTCGCGCGCAATAGGCTGTAGCATCGCCACTTCGCAAGCCGGGCTGTCATCCGGGATACCATCTTCTCGGGACCAACGTTCACGGCACACTTCGGTAGCTGCGAGCTTCAGCTCCTGCATCAACGACTCACGGGACGTTGCCTGCGCCACGTCGGTTTGAAAAACCGATGGATTGTCACTCACCTCGGCGAGGGCTTGGTAGACAAGCTTGCCGCACTTATCGAGCTTCTCGGCGTCTGCGGTGCGCAGATCGTCAAAGCAATCGGTGTTTTGTCCAAGCTCGGGACCAAGGGCAAGCTCAATGCGCTCGGCAAGAGTTTGGATAGACTGACGTTCATTGTCACTCCCTCCATTCACGAGTTGGGTTTCAACCCCGATGGGCTTGAGGGCATATGCGATCTCAGTCGGGCTCGGTGCGAACGCCACGAGGGCAACGCCGAGAAGAGCGATGCCGGGGGCAAGGATCGTTCCGAGGAATGAGCGCATATTCGACTCCGGAGTGTGGCTGGGGCTGTGATCAGCCACGGGAATCGTCGGCTGCATTTCCTCTTGATAGGGCATTGCATCGGTCCTTTCTAGTTCGTCCGATTGCATGGCTCCAATTCTCAACTCGAAACGCTACGCTGGGGCCTTGCACGCTCACGGCTCGCGCGCCGTGAAAATTCGTGGCCGGGGGAACCGGCGAGGTTTCCAAAGTAGCGCCGCCGTCCGCGAGGGAACCGGCGAGGTTTCCAAAGTAGGCTCGTGGTGTTCCCCGGTCAACTACCTCAAAATCTCGGCGTTCGGTTTGGTTCCATCGGCGCGGCCGATTGGCGCGCGGGGTTAAGTCCGAAAATTTCGCGCCGTTAGGGTTAACGATTAAGGTTAATGCCGGGTTAACGTTAACCCTTTGTTAGGGTTACGAATTAAGGTTAACGCCGCGCGCGGCGCTCCGGAGTTACAATTTTAATCAAATGATTAAAGCTCGGCCGGCCCGGTGAGCGGCGCGGGTGGCCAGCTATACAGAAAAACGGATTGGCCATGCTGCGGGCCGCCAGCGGGCCGCCAGCGCGCGGCGAGGGCATGGGATAGGGTGGAATTCATCCCGGCATGCAAACGCGCGCCAGCGGCCATTTATGGGAATATTCGATTTCCCTGATATAGCGGTATAGGCAAAGAAAAACCCCCGACTAGCGGGGGTTTCGTCCTGTTAGCTTGTCTAGCTCTTCAGTTGGTGAGGGTTTGGCCAAGTGAAAGAACCATGCGATGGCCAATCCCGCAAGCAATGCCGGCAAACCCTTCCATATTGAGCCCACTAGACCTGCTACAATGGCCAGCACTTGAAAGGTTTGGCATGCCCTATACTGCGCTATATTTGAGCGTAACGCGCGCTCTTGTTCTGGAGTCATTTCGCGCTGGCAATTAGATTGTGTGCGCCGTTCAAAAGCTCCACCGGGACCGGCCGGCCGGCTTTGCGGAAACTTTCGATACGGGATTGCAAGGCGTTGTATGCGCTGGCCAGCTCCGGAGTCACGGTTGCGCCGTTCCAAAGCCGCTCACCGGGTTGCAGCGCGGCAACGCTTTCCGCACGAATGCGCGCGGCCTCTTTAAGGATGCAAACCCCCGTACCAAGTGACAGGAAGTCGCCGCGATCCTTCAGCACCTTGGACGCGCCACGAATAAGGCTCACATGCGAGTCCCATGCGGCCAGCGGGAGAGAATTTAAGGCGTCGTCGCCGCGTGCCAGCGCGGCCCGTACTTTGTCGAGTGCAAACGGTTGCGGGATATTCTCAAGCCCAATGGCCAGAACGATTTCGCCATAGTAGCGATGAAACGCGGCCTTGCCGGTTTCCTTCATATAGTCGGCGCGCGTCATCATGCGGCAACTCCCTTGCGTGCGATGCGCAAAAACGATTTCCGATAGGCGATTGCGTCGCGGTAATCGTCGCATCGGACTTTATCGGCCAGCTCACCGGCCCCCGTGCGCAATTGGACTAACCACATTCCCGACGGGGTGAGACGTTCGAACGTCACATAAGCCCCGCCTTTGCCCTGATAAATCTTGATCATGCCGGGACTCCCTTTTGGACGGTTTCCAGCCATGCGCTGGCAAAGCCTTGTGATCCTTCCCGCAATGCAGCCTTGCGGCGCGCCGCGCGTTCCGCGTTGATCTCGGCGGCCAGCTCACGCGCGACTTCCTCCTGATAGTCCTCGCAATCGGACTCGATCCCCCACAAGCTGGCGCGCTCATGGCGCATTTCGTTGCCATGCCGGTCAAGCCGGGTGACGACGACTCCAACGTAGTGCCATTGATCATTGCACCATGCGCGCAACCGTTCGAAATCGGCCATCGCAGCGCGCGCGGCCCGCTGGCGCTTGGATTCGCCCGGAACGTCATAAGGCGCAGCGTTCCAGCCATCGCGGCGCGCTATGCGGCAAGCCTCGGCGAAATCATAGAAACGCTTGCGGCCACGATCCTCGGTGAGGATCATTTCGCCCGGACATTTCGCCCGGCTTGTCCAATCGCTCACCGGCCCATGGCCATCTTCATTTTCCCATGGTGTGCCATGGTCCGAGTCATGAACGATTTCGATTTTGAAAGTAGAGCGGCGATAGGTGAAAGTTTCCATGATTCACATTCCTATTGTTTCTTGATCAATGTAGTTCCAGAACGTATAGCCGGCCGGCTCATAGAGACACGGCCAAACAACGGCTATCAAACGTTTGGGGTTCCGATAGGCTGCATGCGACGCGATAACATTAACTCTCCGGAAAAACTCGCGCCAATCCCCCGGAACGTGCTGATTTATTTCATCCATAAGGTGGACTCCAGATTAACGGGGGTGGCGATGGATGATTTCCAACTGATATTCGTATGGATAAGACTCCAACTCGCGTTTTAGCGCGCGATATTCTTCCGGACTTGCCGGGCGAGTCTGGCGATACCAGTCGCGCGAATAAGTCGAGTGTTGCCCTATGCGAGAATAACAGCTCATATCTTCAGGGAAACAAGCTGTTACACCCCATGAGTCTTTGCGAAATAGAACTTTTGTCATGCGTATATTCTCCCATTGTCGCCAATATACAAATCGACGTTGCCAAACGCTTCACTCGCAGCCGTGAGCGCGGTTGCTGCGGGTTCTGGCCAATCGCCATCCCAAAAGCCCGCGCCATGGCCGCAACGTGTTAGCCAAAAGTCATGACCGGCTTGTGAGGCCTCGCATGCGCGCATGGAAAGCCCGCTCACGTCGCGCGCTTGCGGCGCGCCGTTGCAATGGATCGAATGCGCGTGCGCGTGATAGAACTTGGCGCAGTCGATGAGCATGGCGGCGCGCGTTGTCGGGGCGATATCGCTGATATCGTAGTTTTGATCTAGCGGAAAATCGTTGTCATCATTTGATGACCATAGCGCAGCCGTTACATAGGATCGGAAAAAGTACCATGGCGCAGCATGGCCAACGATAGGCGATGCAGCGCGCATATATTCAAGCGTTTGCTCATATGATCGTTGCGGATCAACGTAAGCGCGGGTTTCCATAGTCGACTCCTTGATCGGCGATATTGCCGGATAAAGGCAAAGAGGCCGCATTGCTGCGGCCCCCTGCCCTTGCCCTGCAATATCAGGCCGCAACGGGTTCCGGAGCGCGCGCAACGCCCTTCAATTCGGCCATGCGCTGGCCCAACACCCATAGGGCGCGATTCAGTTTGGTGTCTTGATCAACCCCCGTGACTTCCCGTGTCGTCTGGCGACGACGGGCGAGGGTATCGGCGTTGACAGTGACGCCACGCAGGCCGCCCTTGATCACATTCTCCTGAATCACGTTGAACGTGGTCCAAAGATCGTTCGTCCGATCTTCGGAGCGGCGCGGCGCGAGTAGCTGGCGAGGATCGACGGAAAGCCCAACGCGCTGGCCGTGCTCATTCACTTCAGGCTCACCGAACCGCAGCATGGCGGCTGACTCCGCGAGGATCATGGACTCGTCGCGCGATAGGCTTGCGGTTGACCAATCTTGCGGCGCGGCCATGATGATTTCGGAATTGCTCAAAACGCGGTATGTGCCGTCAATCACCTTGGCTTGGATAGCGTCGGCCGTGCCAGTGTGGCGAACCTTGATCGTATCGGACTCGCCGATTTGGCTCACCATACCGTTAAGGCAACGGATGCGGAAAACACCCCCCATAAGGTCATAGGCGGCTGTGCCGTCGTTCGCGTTCTTCAGGATCATTTCAAAGACGTTATCCCCGACCTGAATGTTCCGCGCATCGTCAAAGCGGCGCATCCGGACAATGTGCTTTGTGAAGTCGCGCTTTGACACGTCGCGAGTCCGGGATTGATGGCAGCTCACCGGCATGAAACCCTCGGCCATAAGGCCGCGCAGAATTTCGATTGTCGGGATCGGCTGGAAACGATCGGAGCGACTTTCGTGCTTTTCCACCGCGAAAATCGACGGCGCGTAAGTCCGCATTTCGTCCTCGGTGATTGGCCGCGCATGGTTGAACGTCGCGCGGGAAATGCCCGTTGCGGTACGGGCGACGCGGAAATTACGGTTGAAAGAAAAAGCGTTCATTTGGACTATCCTTTGTGGTGAGCGTGATTGCTCAATGATGGCCAGCGGGTGGCCATCGCTGCGGAATCACTTTTTCCCGTATCTGAAGGCGGCATATGCGGCCTTCATTGCAGCGGCCTCGCGCTTGGATGGCTTGAACGTCATGACACGACTCCGTTGAATGCGTCGGCGATGGCGCGCGCGTGATCGTAAGAGACGGCCGGCAAGCAAATGACCGGCATGCGCTTGTCTTCGCGTTGCGGCTGCGCAGAATCGCGGAAAGAAAACCGGACTTCCCAAACGTCAGTTGTCGGCGTTGAGGGGGTGGCGCGCATGGCGGGCGACGGGCGAACGTTGGCCACGTCAAACGCGGCCGGCCCCATGGCGTAGCGCAGCACGTCGCGCGGGTTGACCATGCCGGCCGATAGCGCGGTTTGAATGCGCAGCTCCAGCGGGCTCATATCAACCGACATAAGGGCGGCCAGCGCGGCGACTTCCTTGTAAACGTGAATCTGGCTCATCGGGCAATCTCCGCGCTGCGCACACATTCGGAGAAGAGGATTTCGACGGGCGGAAACTCGGCGTTGATCATGGCCGAGTCGCAATCGTCGCCGCTTCCCACGATCCATTCACCCCCGTCCTTATCGACGGAATAGATCACATAGGCGGGATCGGCGGCCCGTGCCGGCAAGGGCAGGAAGGCTGCGGCCATGAAACAGCCGGCGGCCGCTGCAATGCCGATTGCCGAAACGATCTTGGCAACGCGGCCAGCGTCGCGGGCATGCGCTTCATAGTCGGCGGCCAGAACGTGAATCGCGGTTTCAGTGGAATGCAGGATGCATCCAAAGGCGCGCTTGTCTTCAGTGACGCGGGCCGTCAGTTCGGCGGCGCGGTTATCAAGCATGGCGCGGGCGGCCTTGCGGGTGATGGACATTAGAGACTCCTTTCGTGCCGGGCGGTTTGCCCGTGCCGCCGATCATAAGGGTGTTTGCACCATGGTCAAGCGTTATTTGTAGTTTTCTACATTTTAGGGGCTTGACTATCGCAAAGAGGCCTTGCTCGGGGGTGTTTGTAGGAAGCTACAAACGCATAGGCGTTTAAACGGCCATAGCGGGCCGCCTAGCGCCATTTGTAGTTCTATACAGAATGACAAGCGGGGGTGTCTGAATCGCGCTCTATGGGCCGCTAATGTATTTTAGCACTTTTTTCGGTAGTGGAATGATTTGCCTGCAACCGCCACGCGTGAGGGGGGTTAGCTCGGGCAGGGGGTGGCCGTGGCGGGATCGTGGCGCAAGGGGTGGCATGGGCGAGGGGGTATCTCACCGGGTGGCGCAAGCATGGCAAGGGGGTGGCATGGTGAGGGGCGAGGGTGAGCTAGAGCTAGGGCAGGGGGTGGCATGGTGAGAGGGCGGCGCGGGTGAGGGGTGAGCTATCGCAAGGGGGTGTCTTGGATAGGGGGTTTTTCCTTTGGATTTCTCCGGCGGGGGTGAGGGATGGCGGGGGTGTAGGGGTGGCGGGGGTGTACGGGTGGCGGGGGTGTAGGGGTGAGGGGGTGTAGGGGGTATGTATATACATAGTGCATGCATGGGGTGTAGGTATATTAGTGTGTACTTGCATATGTATGTGATTGATATTGAATAGTAATTTAATCAAATGCGACTGACGGGCGATTGACGGGCAGGGGTGGCCGGCCCCCCTACTGGTACGGGTCCCTCCGGCCGAAATCGGGCTTCCGAGGGGGCGGCGAGCT